GTGTATGTTATGGAGGTATTATAATTGCAAGAAGGTTATATCAATTTATAGATATTAATTCAGAATATACAAATAAAGAATTAGAAGATATCTGTCCTTGTACAGCAGATGTTATAAGCAGAAAAATCTCGAAATTATTAACAAAAATTATTTTTGTTAATCAAGCGTCTCTGTATTTACCAAGAAAATTAATATCTTTCTTTCCTACTTGGAATTACTGCATTGGAAAAATAAAAAAAGTAAGTATAGATGCTCAAGAAGTAGAATTATTTTTTCCTATTCCAGGTTTAGATATAAGTGGCACAATAATTTTTATCAACCTTTCTAAAGAAGAATTTAATTTATTACGAACAATTAATAACCAAAAATATCATCTGATTTATTATCAGGTGCTGGATACACCCTATCAATTTGATAAAGTAAGTAATGTAATCATTAGAGCAACAGCTCCTTCTAAAATTATCCCTATTAAAGAACTTGGTTTTAACATTAATGATCAAGAACAACCTTACTTAATTAACAAGGATTCTATATACGAGGAGGAAGCATGACCCCTCTTTTCTCTTTCCTCCTGCAAAAAATCCAAGAATGGCTAGACATCAAAGCTGAACATAAACGCATTAAGGCAATAAAGGAAGCTCTGCGGGGTTATGCGGCAAGGCGTGGGATTAGTCAGAATAACCAAAACAACTAAGGAATATGAACAAGGCACAAGACATCAAGGTAATAGCTTCAAGAATGAGGATGGTTTTAAGACAAACTGAAGGGATGCCCATGGAGGCAATGTTTTGGCAAGATTTAAAGACTCTGCTTAACTTGATTTTAGAAGTAGGAGTCAATAGTGCAGACATTAAAACGATAGCCGAGAGGTTAAGAAGAATGCTTAAGGCGGGAGAGCAAGTACTACTCCACGGAGTTTTCTGGGATGATCTAAATACATTGTTGAATTTAATTTTAGAAGAGGGGAAGGATGAGTAAGGCTGTAATTAAGTCTATATCTACTGTTGAGAAAAAAAATGCTCTTCCTACTCTTACTAGGAAGCACCAGTTATACAAGTTGATTGTAGATTCAAGAGGAAGAGCTGATACATTGGCTATCAACTTATATTGGGATGAATTTAGATCATGGTACAACGATAAAAAGCAATACAAAAGTGGAAAAGTTGTGAGTTTTCCAAAATTGCACTCACAAGGTATTCATGTTTGTTACAGATTTTTGGCAGATAGGTATGGAGTTGCAGAAGAAACTATTAGAAGAAAAATAGTTAAACTGGAAAAACTAGGACTACTTAGCAGGGATTTTGAACAAAATATAAACTATGGTAAGGCTTTATTTAACCAACTTGTTATTTATATCTGGCAACAAACTGATTATTTTTATAATCCTATAGGGGTAGATAGAGCTAAAATAGGTGAGTTAAAACCATCAACAAATCATCAGTACATATCATCAAAATATAATACACCTCATATCCACACGAACGAGGATAGGGGGTATCCACAAAATGTTGATACCTATGGTACTGACGAGTGGATAGGTATCCACTTGGAAGATGATACTAAAACACTAAGACCAGTACTAAAAGAAATACCCCCTAGCTACGCTAAGGGGGGTATTTCTGTGTCTAGTATTATAAAAACGGAGACTAATACGCCTGCGCGCGACCCTATCCAAAAAAATCAACAAGACCAGCACGCAACTTTTGCTCCTTGCTCTCTTACGGAGCTGGAGCAAGTTGCTCTTAAGTCAGAAAATCAAAATAAACCAAGCCAGTCTGTCACAAATTGTGACGGGCTTCAACCATCAAAGGAAATCCCAGAAATGAAACAAGACGATATCATGCAGGCTACCGATGAGCAGACAAGAAAAATGCTACTCTCTCAAGCTCTATGGAAGGCTTTAGGAACACAGCGATCAGGTGAAGTACAGGATAGCTGGATATTCCAAGAACTTGAGCCTGACAAAGTTGGTATTTACATGGGATCAATACGTTTTAGCGACATGGAGAAGGAAAAAGTCCCTGAAGCTATTAAGTCGGTTTATGGCCAGAATGTTAAAATTATTGGAATAAAGATTGGTTCTAAAGGCAAGCAACAGGAGCCTCCTACTAACGAGAACGTAAAAGCTCCAATCTACCCTATAAGCAAAAACAAAAAGGCAACTTGGCTTGATTTTAAAGCCACGATAAGAATTACTAACCTGATCAACATGCTAACCAACCCAGTACTAAAAATTATTGAAACACCAGGCAAGGTGATTATAGAAACCGTACCTTTCCTGATTGAGCGATTAACTGCTCCAGGACATTTTGACGAACTAGAGAGAGTAGTGTTTCAAACAGGTTTGACCTTGGAACTACATAACACCAATCCTCATCCCGAGTATAAGAATTTTCACAAAGACCCGATAGTTATAAGTCCTAGCAAGATACTGGAAGATCAGGAATTTAGACAAACCTGCGAGCCTCTAGTTTTAAGTGAAATACTTGAAGAAGCAAGAAAAAATAAGGAGGAACAAAATAATGAATAAATGGAATAACTTTAACGATGCCGAAGATCAAATGTCTTACGAGCTAATACCGCATAAAACCATAGCAAAGGTCAGATTATTACTTAAAAAAGGTAACCATACTACAAAAGAGTGGCCAGATGGATGGGCTACTAAGAGTAAATCTGGAACTAGTATATATCTTGCCTGTGAGTTTGTAGTGCTAAGTGGCCAGTATGAGCATAGGAAAATTTGGAGCAAGATCGGTCTTCATAGCGATAATTCCCCGTTATATGCTAAAATCGGAAGGAGCATGATTAAAGCCATTCTTAACTCTGCTCGTGGTTTGCATTCAAAGGATAAATCACCGGAGGCAGAAAAGCAGAGACAGATTAAGAGCTTTGCCGATCTTGATAACCTTATATGTGTAGCTGAAATTACTATCAATGATAAAGGTGATAAGCCTTGCAATGAGATCAAGACCATAATTACGCCTGATCATGCTAGATATGGTGAGTTTATGGACGAGAGAAGCGGTAAATTTCCGATTAACTATAAACAGGCTAGTGATAAACAAACTGATAGTACCTTTGAAGAAGAAGATAAATTGCCGTGGGCGTGATGATTAATTGTAAAAAAAAGAAATGAATGTTTAGAATATGAACTTAATTATTAACGAAGAATTTGCACGGCTTATTCCTCCATTATCTAGTGATGAGTTACATAATCTAGAGCAGTGTTTACTTAATGAAGGTTGCCGCAATGCGCTGGTGGTATGGAATAATACCATAATAGACGGACACCATAGGTACGCCATTTGCACTAAGCACGGCATAAGCTTCAATATAATAGAAAAGACAGAGCTAGAAACTGAACTGGACGTAAAGCTCTGGATGATCAATAACCAGTTTAGTAGAAGGAATTTACCTACTGAAACTAGGTTAGCACTAGCTTATAGATTTAAGGAACTGGAAGCCCAGAAGGCTAAGGAGAGGCAAGGTGCTAGGAATGACTTAGTAGAAAGTGATACTAACATTGCCCAACTAGTTGGTAGAAGTAAAACTTTTGAGTATGAAAGCAGAGGAAGAGGTACTTTAGGAGAAATTGCTAAAAAAGCGGGTGTAAGTCACACTACCGCCGAGCAATATGATGCTATCCAGCGTAAAGGCACTGAAGAACAAAAAAACGAAGTTGCAGAAGGTAGATCAAGTATTAAGAAAATTTATACCGAAATTAAAAAGGCAAATAGATTAGAAAAAGCTGTCGATAACGATGATATAAAATTACCAGATAGCGAGATAGTTATCATTCAACAACATATAACTAGTATTTACAATGAGCTAGATAATTATGCCCTAAGTAAGGATATAGTTGCAATCCGCTATTGGCTTTTACATAGCCCACTTAGTCAGAATGATAATTTTTCCTTTACTGTATCTAGTGTAGATAAACAAAAGAAAGTAGTAATTCGAAATCTAACTCAGTTATCAGAGTCCGTAGATGATTTAGAATTATTAGTAAATCAATGCAAACACTTAGCTTTAATAGAAACTAAAAAAGATAAAAATTTTCTAAATGAGTATAAGAAATATTATGGCTAAATGGAGTAAAAAATTAATAACTGTAGTCCAAAATCCCTATAGAGAATATGAAGGAAAAATTAATAAAACAAGTTACTTCAGGTAGACCGACAAAATATGTTCAAGAACAACATATTGGGTTGTTGTTTGATATTTTTAACCAAAGCGAGGGGGTAATGGCCTTTTGTGCTGAAGCTATGATTAGTCAAACTACATTTTTTACTTGGTTAAAAAAATATAAGGAATTCAAGGAAGCTTATGACATTGTAATTAATATAGCAGGCAGGCAGTGGGAGAAGCTTCCACGAGAGAATCCTGATTTTAATTTTCCTTACTGGTCTACGATTATGAGGAATCGTTTTGGGTTCGGTAAGTCAAGGATTCATTTAGATAAAGAGGCTACACCTCTGGAAATGTTTAAGGTAATCAAGCAGGGTTTAACCGATCAAGAGATTAGCGTACAGGACGCCGTACAACTTACTACTATTGCCAAAAACGAGGCAGATGTAAAAAAAGGCGTGATAGAAGACAAAGCAGTATCAGAGCAGATGAGTATAGATGAGGCCAAGGCATTTGCAATAGAACTAGATCAAACTCTACAGAAATTGGATTTGTTAGAAAAAAATACGAAGAAATAATTATGTCAAAAATAAAATAACTATTTCTTTATATTAATATTACATAATATATATATTGTATTTAAAGTGTATATCTTTATTTAGTTATATAAAAATAGCTTTACATATTAAAGTAATATGATATATATCTTTAACTAAAGTTATAAAGATATATATGAAAATAGTTTCCATACTAAATCAAAAAGGGGGAGTAGGTAAAACTACGCTTGCAACAAATATAGCAAGTAAACTTCACTTAAATGGTTCAAAAGTGTTGCTTGTTGATTCAGACCCTCAAGGCTCTGCTAGAGATTGGCATGCAGTAGGTAATAGTGAAATAGCTGTTATAGGAATGGACAGACCAACTCTTGAAAGGGACGTAAAGAAAATAGCTAATGATTTTGATTGGGTTATCATTGACGGCGCACCTCAATTAACCAACATGGCGGTATCTGCTATAAAATGTTCTGATTTAATCATTATACCTGTACAACCGTCACCATACGATATATGGGCATCTGAAGAGCTGGTAGATGTAATAAAACATAGGCAACAAATTACTGATGGAAATCCAAAAGCTTATTTCTGTATTAGCAGAAGAATATCTACAACTTCTTTAAGTAACGAAGTAACCGAAGCTTTAAAAGGATATTCCATGCCGATAATGAAAAGTTATACATCCCAAAGAATTGCATATGCCAAATCAGCGGCAGAGGGGCAATCTGTTTTTGACACTACTAATAATGATGCGATATATGAGATTACAAATATAGTAAATGAGATAAAGGAAATAATATGAGTGCACTAAAAACCGGTCGTCCATCAGTAAATAAAGAGAAAGCACTTAAACAATTAGAAGAAAATAAAAATGCTAATCTGGTTGTTAAAATTAATAAGGGATTCCATAAGGAAATAAAGCGTTATGCACTAGAGAATGATATCACTCTTAGTGAACTGGTGCATAAGTCTTTAATGTTTTATATAAATAAACACAGTAATAAAGAAATACAGCAGTAAAGATATAATGTAGGTATTAAAAGAGGTTACAAGCTATGCTCTTGAATTTAATAATTACAATAATTGTTGGTTGTATAATATTTATATTATGGGTATTAAAAGGAGTTTATACTTGCATAAGTACTATGGATCAATTAATAAAAAAACTTGCAAAAGTAACTGATCTTTTACACGATAGACTTTTAGATGTAGAAAAGGTAATAGTTGATCGAGAAAAAGTAAAAAAGAACAACGACTAGCAATGAGTAAGGAATATAATTCAAAATCTACAATTAATAAATATACACCAGAAGAGATACAAGAATTTCTAAATAGCGGTGAATCCAAGTCATCAATTATTGAAAGACTTGGGTGGTATATGGAAGCGCTTAACAAATATATAAAAGAGCATAACTTAACTTATAATCCTTCTAAAAGGAGAGGATACACTAAAAAACAAGTAAAAAAGCATAAGGAGAAAGAAATAAGGACTTTAGATTACAATAAAACAGAAGCCCCACTTAAGAAGTTTTACGAAATGCTGGCTAGGAAGAAAGAGAAAAGAACTTTGCGTGAACTTAAGAACCCTTATGATTGGTAAAGTTTAATATTGACAACTAATATGTGATAAAGTATATATTATTTGCTATTTGTAACATTAAAACTAGAAAAGAGACAGATTAACTCCCTGTCTTTTTTTTATGCTTAAAGTACAAGAAAAACGGCCGTTTTCTGGACACGTTAAAAACTTCCTCTTTATAAGCCTAAAAGCATCCGATAACCCATTCCAATTATCTATGCTAGTTTTACCCTTATGTTTTATCTTTTCTTGTAGTATAAATTAGTTGACTAACATAAGTAATTACTTTATAATAACTTTTATCAAGTAATTAAAAAAATAATAATGCACTTAATAAATATAGGAAATTCCAAAGGAATTAGATTATCAAAAAATATTATAAACAAATATCATTTTGAAGATGGTTTAGATTTAATAGAAAATGAAGAAGGGATACAGCTTATTCCTCTTAAAAAGAAGTTACGTAAAGGTTGGAATGAGTTTTTTTCAAAATATCATGATCAAGTTGACGTTGACTTAGAATTTCTTGAATTTGATATTGAGCGTTGGTGTGAAGATATTTAAGCAGTTTGATGTTTGGTTGGTAACTTTAAATCCTACTGTTGGTAGCGAAATGAGTAAAACTAGACCATGTGTAATAATCTCTCCTAATGAAATGCACTGGTTAAATACTGTAATAATTGCTCCATTAACAACTAAAGGGGTAAAAGCTCCTACAAGAGTGTCGTTTATTTTAAAAGGAGTAGAAAATTCGGTTGCATTAGATCAGATCAGAACTGTAGATAAAACAAGGATGATAAAGAAACTTGATACTATTCATTCTTCTACACAGAAAAATATATCTAACGTTTTAATAGAAATGTTTTCGTTAGAGTAAAATTCTATAAATAGAAAAGAAAAAATGAGCGAAAGATTAAAACCTAATAATTTACTACCATTTCTTGATAAAGAACAAAAGGAGGCGATTAAAAAAATAGAACAATATTTAGGTTATCCAATTAAAAAGCCTTTTAATGCTGTTAAGTCTTTTGATAACGAAATTGCTGATTTATTATATAGGATAGTTAAAACGTCAGAAGACAGAAATGACTAAAAAATACTGAACTAAGTTATTTAAGAGGTAACAAAATGAACAACACAAAAGTAAAAGAATCAGAAAATGAAATAGTAGATTTTATTATGGATAATTGGAACAGTAATGAAACGGAAACAAAAATAAATTACCTTAGGTTGATATTAAAAAAATATAATGAGGAAAGAAATGAACGTAATTGAAGCATTTAAACTATTACAGGATGGCAAGAAGATTTATCACGAAATTACGCCTTATGTAATATATCAATTAATAGATCAGGAATTAAAAATGTATCGTCAATATGATGAATATAACCACTTTGTATTACTTGATATTGATATGAATATTATTACGATAGATTGTAAAAGAATGATGGAGGGTTGGAATCAAAGAATAGAGCCTGTACCTATAACTTTTAATGTAGCTAAAATATTTTATAAAAACGGTAAAACAATAAAAAGAATAGGAAAAGGTTTAATTTATAATAACACTGATTTAGTTCAGATACCTTTAAGTATGGAAGATATAGAAGCTAATGATTGGGAAATAGTAGAGGTAATAAAATGAGAAAGTTTACAAAGCAACAAGTAGAGTTTATTTGCTACGAAATAGGCGAGTGGTATCTAGAATGGAAAAATCAGTTAATTGATTATGATAATAAGCAACATAGGCTAGGATATGCCAAAGAATTATTAAAAGAAAAAATTTGCGGTAAAGAGTATGAGGATTTAGAGGATGAATATGATAAAAATTGTTAAAGATGTGTAGTGATTATGAGTAGTAAATTTTTAATTAATTTGCTTTTTTATTCTTAACTTTTAACGTGATAAATTAGCAATACTTTCCATAATCAATGTTATGTATACAAAATTCGACGCTTTTTTCCTAAACTGTTTTTTTAATTTTTTAAAATTGGAAAACTAAACTTTTAGAAAAAAAAACGAACCCTATAAATAAAAAAGGAAATATCTAAAAAAATAAGGTTCGCTTTAATAGATGATAACTATAAAAATCATAGTTATATACATATCAAATTTTTTGTGGGGACGTCAAGACCTATTTTAGTTTATTAAATAGACAATTTAACCCCAACTAGCGCTACAGTACCTTTTACTTTTTTTGCCTTTAAATTAGGATAGAACTCAGGCTTACCTTTAAGAGTATAGGCATGAACCTCGGCATAAGGCTTTAGTCCTGGTGCAAGTACGTGGCTAACACCTAATTTTATTGAGTTTACTTTATTCTTAAACTTCTCTGAAGCAAAATATTGTGAATAAATTGTTGTATCCTTATTATAAGTATAGGCAATACCCCCGTTATAATAATGAGACTTATTACCGGCCTTATGTAGTTCTTTATTAGTTAAACTTTTACCAAAAGAGCCATAACAAGCATTATACTTAAAATCACCTATTTTTAATTCGCCGCCAATATTATAAGCCTTTAGGCCACTAAGTTTATATTCCGATGGATTATTATCATCCTTATTGGCAAATTTCTTAATTTTGCCTACAGACTTACCATGTTCACCGGTTACAGCTAGTTTTAATTCTGCTTCTTCTGTTAATTTTTGCTCAAATACGATTCCACCAGTTACGGCATCTTTAACTGAGTTATCAATTTCAAATCTATCGATAGCCGCTTCTTCTATTGCGTATTTTGCTATCCCATCTGATTTATCTGATGGTTTTTCTATACCTGTATTAGCAGAATCAGGAGTGTATGATATACCAAGCTGTAGTTTACTAGAATCGGTTAAATCAAACTTAGGAGTATAATAATTTATTGTTCTTGGCGGTTCGCTGCTATAAGTAGCAGAATCTAAACCGGCAGTTATTGAATCACCAAGGATAGTTTCTTCTGAGGTTAAGAAAGATGGTTTTGCTTTTGTACCTTGTTGTAAATACTGGATACCTGTTTTTATGTATGCAATAGGGATAGCACCATCGGTTAATGCCATATTTCTAGCAACCGGTATAGGCGAACCTGCTTCAATTTTCCCGAACTCATGTTCTAAGAATACATGAGAACCATTATAATCATTGTTTACTTTTCTTTTTGTCGTAGGAACTAAAACAATTTTAGCACCATAAGTAATATCATTTGCCGTATTTGAAATATTAGCAACAAAAGCAGTGTTATTGAAGAAAGCCATGCCTTTTTTATTCGCTGATATGTTCTTCTCTGAACCTTTTAATTTCTCTTGCTTAGCAAATCCACTTTCAAAAGCAGCAAAAGCTCCAAATTTAATGTTTAAACCTGATGCAACAGGTAGGGCTTCACTTGCTAAGGCAGTACTGCAACTAAGTATTATCGTTGATAAAAGATATTTTCTGATTTTCATAATTTTACTCCTTATAGTTTTTTAATTAGATAATAAATAACATAAATAATCTCAAGACCAAAATCAAAAAATCACGAGAAAATCAAGATTAGAAAGTAGTGTGTTATAATTATTTAAGTGGAAAATAATACTTAAATAATTTTGATGCATCAGGAAGAGATAGAAAATCAAAGAGCAAAGCTTTCCTCTTTAAAAGAACGATACTTGGCTGCAGGCTCTTTATATGACTTCTTTAAATCGAGCTGGCCTTATATTGAGGGTAATATGCCCTATGTTGATAGCTGGCATATTGAGGCAATAGCTGAGCATTTAGAAGCAGTATATAAGAGAGAGATCAAGAAGCTTATTATTAATGTTCCGCCCCGCACGGGCAAGACCAATTTAATATCGGTAGCCTTTCCTGCGTGGGTGTGGATACATAACCCGAGTGAGCGGTTCTTAACTGTATCCTGCGTGAATTCCTTAAGCCTTGAGCATGCACAGAAAAACAGAGCTTTACTTGAAAGCAACTGGTATCAGGATAATTGGGGATATAGATTCCCACTTCTTAAAGACCAGAACGTTAAAAGCTTTTTCCAGAATACAAAAACAGGATATAGGCAATCAACCAGCGTAGTATCTAAAACTGTCGGTAAAGGCGGTTCAATCATTATTATTGATGACCCTAACGACCCAGGGGATTTATCTGAAATAAAACGTGAGAACGTAATTAACTGGTGGACGCAAAGAATGTCTACCCGTTCAAATAACCCTGCTAATGACTGCCGAATAGTTGTCCAGCAAAGAACACACGAGAATGATCTAACTGGTTATATCAGAAAGAATGACAGCGAGGGTGATTGGGTAGAGTTAGTGCTACCATTAGAATTTGAGGAAAAGCGCAAGTGTATTACTGTCCCTCTTGGCATAGATCAGGTTATTTGGGAAGACCCCCGAAGCAAAGAAGGAGAAGTGCTAAGTAGCTTACGCTTTGGCGAGAAGCAAGTAAATGAGTTGAAAAAATTACTCGGTTCTTATGGTTATGCCGGGCAGTGCCAGCAAAGACCATCTCCAATTGGCGGCGGAATAATCAAGAAAAAATGGTTTAAGCTCTGGACTAGCCCGATTAAGCCTAAATTTGATTATATTATCCAGAGCTGGGATACGGCAATCTCTGATGAGCCGACAGCGGCCTATTCTGCCTGTACTACGTGGGGAGTATGGGGAGAAAAATCCGAGGATGAGCTATTTAGGATGATGCTACTTTCCGTTTGGCGGGATCGTGTAGGCTATCCGGAGCTCCGAAGCAGGGCTCAAAGACTTGCCAAAGATTATAAGGATATAGGTGAGCATAAGAACCCAATGCCGGCTCAAAAAACTGTTGATTGTTGTTTAATAGAAGCAAAAGCAACGGGCGATCCATTAATTCGGGATTTAAGGCTTGGAGGAGTTCCTGCTATAGGGTATGTGCCAAAAGGCGATAAGAATGCAAGAGTACAGAGAGCAGCACCTCTTATTGAGTGCGGGCTTTTATATTTACAGGCCGAAGAGAAAAACCCTGAAAGGCTAACTCTTATGGCAGAGGAGTTTTTAGAGACAGTGATAACTTTTCCAAACGGAGAATCAAAGGACTTGGTTGATTCGATGACTCAGGCAATTCTTTACCTTAGGGATTATGACACTTTAATTCATACAAGCGATGTTAAGGAAGATGACACCATTACTAAACTCAAGAAATTATACTAATGGCACTAAATAGTAGAGCTTTAAAAGAAGCAAGATTAAATGGTCCTGTAAAAAGACGCAAGGCTCGTAGGAAGAAAGAAAAGGATATTTTGGATTTATCCATTCCTGCTACCATAAAGCCGAATTACTATAACATAACGCAAGAAATCCCTATAGAAGAAGAGATATTACCTGAAGAAATTGTTTCTTTAGAACCGGAGGAGGAAATTCCTGTTTCTTTGGAAGATGAACTTTTATCTCGTATAGATACGCAAAGCGAAGAATTATCTCCTACTGCTACCCCGTTTAATAGTAATTTTGCAAGTGAGATACCAGAAGCAGTTAGGGATAAAATAGCTGCTTACTTAGAAGAGGTAACGGCAAAAGATAAAAAAAATCGTCAGCCATGGCTTGATATAATCGAAAAGGCTAAAACTCTACTTGGCTTTAAAATTGAGGAAATACAAGACCCCAATAATGTCAAATCTAAATCCAATTCTTCTACCTGCAACGCTGCGCAGGTTAAGACTTACGATACTACTTTCTCTAGCAGTGTGCTCCGGCTCTGGGCAACTCTTCGCTCCGAGTTGCTTCCATCAACCGGTCCTGTAGGATTTAAAATACCTTCATATTTTGACCGCCCTCTTAATGAGAATGAATCAAATCGTCTAACTCCTAATGAAGATTACGAATTAAAAGGCGAGATGGTTAGGGATGCTTTAAATGAGTACTTAACAGTAGAAGATAAGGGTTTTTATCCAGACTACGATCGGTTCTTATTGTACTTAATTTTATATGGGTGTGTATTTCGTAAAATCTACTATGACTCTATTACAGGTAAGCCCTTAAGTAGGTTTATTATGCCAGAGGACTTTTTATTTGATAATAACTGCTCAAGTATTACCGAATCAAATCGTCTAACTCATATAAGGTATCTCTCAAAAAGAGAAATCCTTTTTAACATGCAGAGCGGGATATTTTCAAAAGTTGATCTTGATTACCTAGATAGCGTAGGAAGCAGCGATGGGGAAGAAGCAACGGACGACTCTAAAGCAAAACAGGTAGACCCAACAAATTCCCGTTTTCCTTTTTATGAGACGCACGAATATCTGGTTTTGAATGATTTTTTTGATAATAACAATGCATCTGAAGACTATAGTATACCATTACCTTATGTTATTACCAGATGCGGTAGCAGTAATCAGATCGTATCACTTACGCCAAACTGGGATGAAAACGATCCAACCAAAACAAGGATTAACTGCTTTATTCATTATAATTTATTCCCCGGGTTTGATGTTTTTGGACTGGGGCTTGCTCAAATACTAGGCTCTAATTCAAAGAGTTTAACTTCCATGCAGCAAATGGCAATTGATGCAGCTATTTTCCAGAATTTCCCAGGAGGAATGAAGGCTAAGGGAATAAAAACTACTAATAATGATTTGAATATATTACCTGGTCAATTCGTAACTGTTGAAACCGGTAATTTGTCCTTGCGTGATTCAATCATGCCTCTTCCTTATAACGGACCATCGCCGGCTTTGCTTGAATATATTAACCGGATAACTGCTCAGACACAGGAGCTAGCCTCCGCAACAGAGATGGGACTTACTGAAAATAATCAGAATACGCCTGTTGGTACTACCATTGCTTTGCTTGAAGTATCAAATAGGATGCAATCGGCAATAATGAGAACAGTCCATAGTAGTTTTAGTGAAGAACTACAACTCTTTTATAAAATGTTCAATTTGCCATCTCTACCTCGGGGTAATGAGAGTTTGAAAGTCATACCTGTATCTGATCCGTCTGTTGAATCTTCTACGCAGAGAATAATCAAGGCAGAGAGTATTTTAAAGTTAGCTAGTAGTAGCCCTGAGCTACATAACATGCGAGAAGTATATTTAAAAGTATATCAAGCACTCGGAGTTGGCGACATTGATAAGATATTGCTACCTGAAACACCGCCGCAAGAACAGCAGGAACAGCAACCTATAGACCCAGCCCTGCAGGTACAGATTGCCGATATTGAGCAGCGACGACTTGAAGTAGAGTCAAGAGAACGTATAGCTCATTTAAATATTGAAGCTGATGGATATAAAACTCAAATGAACATTGAGTTAGACAAAGCGAAGATGGAATTGGATCGTTATTTAGCTGAACTTAAAGTCAAAGAACAAGAACAGATTGCTAATTCAAAATATCAAGTTGAACTTATGAAACTCGAACTAACTGAGAAAGAAAAAGTAATAGATACGCTAACCAAGGAGCAGGAAATAAACAGTAAAAATGAGCTTGAATTACTAAAACTAGAATTTAAAGCTAAAGAAACTGAGCTAAGAGCACAAGTAGAAGCTTTAAGATCAGAGTTATCATCCGTACCAAAAAAAGAGGAGGTTATTTATGGATAAACAAGCAAGAGAATGGGCATTAAATAAAATGCGAGAAAAAGCCAAAGCCCGTGGTGAAGATTGCAGTCGTTATGCTGCTGGTGGTAGTACTAAAATTAGAAAAGATGTTGCTACCAAGAGCGGAGCGGCAGTAAAACCTAGAAATATGGGGAGGAGTGGTAAATGAACCGAAATAACATTTATAGCCGAGGCTCTTTTACCTCCGGCTTTATAGGAAGTATTGAAGCTGAGATTGATAGATACAGGCGCATTTTAAGTAATCCGGCATCAATTTCTACGCTAGAGGATTACAAATATCATGTGGGATTAATTGAGGGACTTGAGAGTTCCCTTGAACTCTTTAACAGGCACATAATAGAGGTAAATAACAATGATTAACCATGAAATAGCCAATTACAAACCGGAAGATTTTAAAACCAAAGGAATTGATCTGGAAGCTTTTAATAAGGAAGCAATGATAGAGAGATTTAAAGAGGTGTCAGTTACCGGAATCAATGTATTAATTCTTATTTACAAACCGCCTGTTGAAGAGGTTACAAGAGGAGGAATTATAAAACCGCCAAGCGCCGTCCAAGATGATCTGGAATATAATTCAATGGTTGGAATGGTATTAAAGCTTGGCCCCGATAGTTATAAAGGTGATCAGTTTCCAAGCGGTCCTTATGTCAAAGCTGGAGACTGGGTTATATTCCCCCGTGGTTCATCATTGCAGTCAAAATATGAGGGTGAGCCGATAATTATGGTAGAGGATTTTAAAATCAAGCTACTAGTTGATAATCCATCAAAAGTATCAAGGTAAGAATATGTTTAAAATAGATATTGAAAATACAACCGATTTAAACGCTGCTATTCCTCCTTTAAAAGAAGTGACTGAAAATAAGGACGAGAAAGGTGATGATAAAGAAGTGCAAGCCGCTGTTGAAGACTTAGGCGAAGATATACAAGCTCTAGATAGCAATGCCGATAAAAGCGATATTCCCGAGGATACCACAAAGCTAGAGGAAAAAGCTGCTAAAACATCTACACCTGACAAAGATAAGGAAAAATACTGGTCTAAATTAAAAAAAGAACGGGAAGAAAAAGCCGCAATGGCCGAGCAGTTAGAGCAGTTACATAAGGAAAAACTGCAAATGGAACAGTTACTTGCTCAGGCAATAAATACCGGTTCTACTTATTATAAGAACAATGTAGCCAGCGAACTTGAAATGGCTCAGGCAAGGTTGCAGTTAGCACTGGAAAGCGGAGATGCTGCAGGAGTTAGCAGAGCTACGGCTGACATTTCAAAAGCATCGTATGCCCTAAATGATGCCGCTAAAATAGGTAGTTTTCCTAAAGAAGAATACTCACAAGAGCATCTAAATCAGATTAGGGCAAAGGAATATCAAGATAGGTTATATAGCTGGCTTGAAAGTAATCCTGAAGTAGATAGAAACGCCCCTGAGTATGATGAGAAGCTAGCGGCATCAGTATTATCCTTTATTACCAAACTGGATCGTAAATACCAGACCGGAGGAAAGGAACATCTAATAGGCTCTGGTAGTTATTACGGCATGATAGATGATTATATTGATAATTTAAAAATGCCAGATACTTCCTCTGCAAGTATTCCTGCCAAACATTTTGGAGCGGTTCGAAGCCGCGCGCCACGAGAATCAATACCTGATCCAAAAACAAGGGAATTAAGCGATAGAGAGAAAAAGGCAGCTCTTGCTTTTGGTATGTCTTACGAGAGGTACCGGGAGCTTCTAGATCAACGTAACAAAGAAATGAGGTCAAAAAATGGCAATTAAATATAAACAAGACAAAAATAATGAATTTCTATCTATTAATAGAGATATCAGGGAGCATGAACTTGAAGGAAGTGATTTTGATTTAATGTTCACCGATTCAACCTGTCCTTTTAAAGCTTTAATTGATGAGATAAAACAACCGGGTGAGGAATATTATTTTGCTCTTAACTCTCCTGAACGCATTAACAGGTTACTGGCAAAGAAGTGGTATATCGTATCTTCTGATAGGCTTAAAAACAAACGTACTTATAGAGGAAATTTAAGAGAGGAAAATGATTGTATTACTACTGGTGATACTATCCTCTTGGCAAGAGATGAACGTTACGGCCTAAAAGAACGAGCATATTATGAAGGAAAAGCGGTAAAAGTCATGAGAGATACTTTGCAGAAAGTACAGACCGATATCTACAATCCGGTCATGCCGTTTTCTGATAGAGCAATGTAGAAGAATATCATGTCATATTCTAAAATCATACTTAATAGAGATATTAAACTATCATGGGCTTATCCTTTTACGGGAGGAGAAATAATCAACGATTTTAATGATATTGAGCCAACGGAAAGTAACTATACTCTTTCTCTACCTCCTGCAAATGTTGTATCAACTGGTACTAATTTTGTAATTAATAATGTCGGTATCGATGATTTTGTTCTTTTAGATAATGATGGAATACCATTACCAATATCTTCTATCGCAGGAGGAGAAATAAGACAATTATATTTAACGGATTCTTCAACTGCTGCAGGTTTATGGCAGGTAATACCTTTTGGTGGAGGTACTAGCGGTCTTGTTAGTTTCTCAGTTGAGAGTTTGAATCAGTCTTTAAGTGTAAAGCCTGGTACTATTATTCCTCCTAGTAATTTAAACATTCAATTTGCCTTATCTGATTCATTAAATAATTTAAATAATCTAACTACTCAGGTACAGAATGGGTTTTTAGTAATAACGGGTAATACTCCGCTTTCCTACGTTAGCAGAAAAATAGGAGGTGGGACTAATATAGATGTACAAAGTGGTGATGGAGCTACCAATGATGTAATTATTAATTTAGCCGATTCTCTAGTTGGATTATCAAGTATTAATGTCGGTAATCTGTCAATATCGGTAAATACGATCACAACAGCAACTGGTAGTCAGGATATTAACCTAGCTACTGTAGATGATGGAGTAATTAATTTAAACAGTACTCAAATTGATGGCAGCGGTAATATGACAATACCGGGGAAGATTATAAATCCTGCTACTGCTAAAGCTTATTGTTTCTTTTACGATAATAATGCCGCAAGTAACAATATTCAGATAGAGAGCAGCTTTAATATAGCCTCGGTTAGTGGAGCGCAAGGGTCATATGTTATAACGTTTGCTACTCCTTTTCCTGATGGTAATTATTTAGTATTACCGGCACTTAGCAGAGGAACGGAAGTCATAGCGCCGTTTCAGGTGTTCTTTAGGTCTAAAACGGCAACAGAAGTCATCATTTTTACAGTCGATACACTTGGTAATTTGCTTCCCGTACTTGATGGTGTATCCGTGGTGGTATTTGGTAATTAAAGAGGTATAATTAGCCTACTATTTTCTAATAAAACATGTTATACTTATTTAAGGTAATAATTAAGAGAGGTTAATATGAAAAGATTAAGCATAGATATACCGAATGAATTACACCATATGTTAAAAGTTCATACTTCTTATAAAGAGTGTAAAATAAAAGATTTTGTTACAAAGGCAATTCAAAACAAAATAAAGCTTGAACAACAAGTACATATATCAAAAAATATTCCTAATGCAGAGACTATTAAAACTTTTGAAGAATCAGATCAAGGAATTGGTATTACAAGTTTTAATTCTAAAGAAGATTTTTTTAAACATCTTGATAAATTACAGATGGAAGTAGAACAAGAATTAGTTAAAGAAAATAAATGAATATTAATATAATTTCTACTACTAAATTTGACAAAGAATTTAAATTGTCTCTAAGACGAGGTAAAAAGAAAGAGAATTTAGATAAGATTATAAATTTATTGTTGGATAATATTAATAAGGGTATAGAACCTCATTTATTGCTTCCAACTAAATACAAATTACATAAATTATCTGGTAAGTATGTAAATCATTGGGAATGTCATATAGAACCTGATTGGCTACTTGTATATTATTTAGATGATGAAGTGCTTAGACTAGAACGAACCGGTACTCATAGCGATATTTTTTAAGTTATGGATTTATGACAAAGAAAATCAAGTATACAAAAGGTGAAATCGGTAAAAATGATTTAGAACTTGCTATTTCTGGACTTCGTAATGATAACAAATGGCTTAAGGGGCTAATGTTTGTCATTATTGGTTTATTAGTAAAAGTAGCGTTTTTTTAAAAATGAAAGTACGATTTGATTAATCAAATATTTTATAGTAATATTTAGTTAGATAAAATGATAAGTCCTTACAATTGGTTCTACAAGAATTGTCGTCATTGCTAGACGTTAAAAGGCTAGTTTTGAAACTTATCTATAACAAAGTTTATCGTCATAACTAGACGTTAAAAGGTCTCCTGAGCTTGAATTAGCTTATCTTTTTTTAAATTTAAAATATTTACGTTTTTTAATAATTAACAATATACGAGGAAATTATGTCTAACGGCATTAACGCTCCTTATGGATTGGCAGTTGTTCAATCTCAAATAGGAAACGGCGGAACACAAAAATTAGGTCAATATAATATTTACGCTGACCCTAATGGTCAAAATACTCCCGCTACCAGTATCTTTAAAGGTGATATGGTTAAATACACTCCTGCATCAACAGATTTTACTACAAATGGTTACGGAACTATAGTTGCAGGTCTTACTCCTCAAGTTGGAGCTGGTGCTAAGGTAGTTGTAGGCTTACCAGTAGGGATCTTTATGGGTTGTCAATATACTAGTGCTCAAACTGGTTATCAGATAAATTCCGATTATTGGCCAGGAGGTACACAAGTAAAAAAAGGTACATCAATTACTGCCTGGGTTAACGATGATCCAGAAGTAGTATTTAAAATGCAGATTTCTACTTCAACAGATAACACTCCTGTTGCTGCTCAAAACAACGTTGCTCCATCTATATTTCAAAATATATTTCGTGGACAAAATGCTCAGGTACAAGTTGGTGGAGTAGTATTTACTAAGCCAGATAATGCATTACCTACTCAAAATCCAGCGACAGGTAATACTTTAACTGGACAATCAGCTTATTATCTAGATGGTAGTTCAATAACTTTAGCGAAAGCCAATTCTGGTAATTCTGCTTTTGAAATAAAAATTATCGGATTAGCAGGAACAATACAGTCTTTGCCAAATCCAACAAACTTAGTTCCAGGCACAAACATGCCTTTTGTTGATGTGTTATGTAAATTTAACGTACATATACACGGATCAGTTGGAACTCCAGGTGTATTCTTTACGACTTAAAGATTATGTCAATAGTTACAACAGGCAATATAAACTCTCTTTTAGAAAAAGGATTATATGTGCCAAAGAAAAAGGTGGTTAAACAAAAACCGATAAAAAAACCTAAAACTAAAAAATAAAGGTAATTAATTATGTCTATTATAACAACTGGTGATATTCCAAGTCTGCTTTGGCCAGGTCTTTATGAGGTAAAATCTCAGTATGATCGGTTTAAGGGCGAATACACTAAAATTTACGAACAATCTAATTCCGTCAAACATACTGAAAGGATGGTTGATATTAGAGGAACAGGCTACGCTCTTGAGAAAACCCAAGGTGCTCCTATTAAAATGGATAGCATGGCTGAGCGGTTTATTTATGAATTTGTCCATCGGGAATTTGCCCTCGGTTTTCAGATTACTAATATTGCCATGGAAGATGATCTTTATGCCGATCAGTTCTTTAATGGTACAAAATCTCTTACTACTTCCTATGAACAAACCAGAGAAGTAGTAGCTATGAATCCTTTTAACCAAGCGTTTAACACATCAGCGGTTCAAGCCAATGGACAACCTCTTTGTTCTCCTGCGCAACCTTACGATGGTGGTGTTTATTCTAATCAAGTTGCTTTTACTCCTGGCGGTCCTGTTGTTAATGTCGACTTTAGTGAGGCAGGAGTTGAACAGGCAGTAATTCTTGCTGGTAAAATGAAAGATCAGGCAGGACTGCTAATTAATGCTCAAATTGATAGATTGTTACTCCCACAAGATTTAATGTTCTCGGGTTGCCGGTTACTTGAATCTGTATTTAGAACAGGGACTGCTAACAATGACATAAATGCAATTTATAACATGAAAGCTATTCCAAATGGTTATGAAATAAGTCATTTCTTAACAAGTCCTAGTAACTGGTTTGGATTAACTAACGTTAAGGGAACACGTAAACATTTTGTAAGGCGCCCACTTAAAGTAAACGTAACAACCGATCCCGTAACTGACACCATGTCAGTACTTGCATCTGGTCGTTATTCTTTTGGTATGTTTACTCCTCTTGGGGTAATTGGTGCAACAGGATCAACCGCTTAAATAAATCAATAAATTAGGAGAAAATATCATGCAAGAAGAATTAAATAAATTATTAAACGAAGCAGAAGTACAACATGAAAAGCTTGTTGTACTTTATGCGCAAGCAAATGAGCAGATTAATAAGTTACAATCGGAAAAAGAAAAGGTTGTACAGTTGTTAAGTGCGACTAAAGGAGAAATCCAAAGTTATAAAAAAGTATTAGAAATCGCAAGTAACGAAAAGGTATAATCATGTCTCAATTTTATCAGTTTAATTGGCCTGTTCCAGTTACCGATGGAGTAGCTAAAGCTCAAGCTATAACTAAAAATGTTCCTTTAATATTAAATGGATCTTATGCTAACCAGACTACTGGTACTGTTAATTTTTCGCAGCAGTTTAATATCGTACCGAAAATTACATTAACTTCAACAAGCAATTTATCTGGTGTTGAATTTTTGATTAATGGCTATCAGAATGGAGTTTTTATTAATGAAACCTTAACTGGGCCAAATAACACAACAGTTTCAAGTAACAATTGTTTTGATGTAATACAATCAATAATGCCAAGTGTTGCTGATGCTGATAATATTAAGGTCGGCGTAGCTTCTACTGGGTATTTTCCTATTATCCTGCTTAATACGGCAAAATCAAATGTATCTTCATTGAGTTATGCTTTAAATATGATAGCAGCAGGAGATAGTGATAAAGATTCTGCAACTTATACAATATATTTATCGCTGGAAAATACTATAGGAATCGGGAAATACGATGATCTAATCACTAAAGGTATTTTTGCTGAGTGGGAAAATCCTTCTATTGTTTCTCAACTGATACAATCTAGTGATTTAGCACAGAATTTGCTAATTAAGATTAATCCTAATCCAGATGTGAATCTTAAAGCTCAATTCCTGCAATTGTAAGAGGATGCCACAAGTAAAAAGGGGTAGGAAATGCCAGCGACTAGTGGAAGTTACAGCTTTAGTAACATAAAAGGAGAGCTGATTATCAGAAAGGCTTATGAGTTAATCGGCATGCCTCTTAGCATGGTAACTGCCGAGCAATATAATTCAGCACTTAATATTATCAATTTTATTTTAAGTGATTGGGCTAACTCTAACGTTAATTTATGGACACTAAAGTTAAATCCTGTTTTTTTAACTCCAGGGCAAGCATCCTACCCTTTGCCAAGCAACATTACTAAAATATTTCAGGTATTCTTAAGAAGCAACGTAAGACAATTAAATGGAACACCGCAATCAAATACTGCAAATACTTATGATGGAAACGGTAAAGGAATTGCTGCTTATGCTTTTGATGGTAATCCACTGACAAGATGTACACAAGACGTTCAAAACGGCAATATTTCTTATGATTACGGTTTAGGGGTAACAAAGCAAATCAGCATTATCGGCATTCAAAGTTATGTTTCTAATCGTCCATATAGCTTAGTTTTAGAAGCATCACAAGATACGGTTACTTGGTTTAATGTCTTTACTCTTCCTGCTTCATATTCATATACGGCTAATATAGTTGCATGGTTTTATGTACCTGATCCAATTTATGCAAGGGCATATAGAATTAGAGAAACAGGCGGGTACACACTTGATATTGAAGAACTTTATTTTAATAGTATAAGCCAGGATACTACCATGAGTGAAGTATCTAGATATGAATATTTAACCTATCCAAATAAATCGCAAATCGGTAGACCTACTATTTACTACGTTGACTACCAGCGGACTCCGTCTTTGTATATATGGCAGACTGCTGCTCCAATGTATAATTTAATAATGTATAGCGGTCAAAGTAGTATAGAAACGCTAGAGAATTACACGCAAAGTATTGATATTCCGTCATATTTTTATACTCCTCTAATATATGGGCTAGCCAGCATGCTAGCAGCACAATACGCTCCTGAAAAAGAAGAAGGCTTAAAAATGAGATATCAGGAAACTTTAAATCCGGCAGTGATTAATAATACAACGGAAGTACCGCTTAAACTGGAGGTATATGGCAACTAGTTTAAAGAACACTCCTGTAAATACTCAACTTGGAGAATACGTTAAAAAGAACGTAATCGAACCCGTTGGAGTTTGTGATTATTCAGGGTTTTTCTTTAGCAGGTCTGATCTAGTTAAGCAACGTGAATGGCGAGGGAATCAATTAGTCTGGACAGGAGCAATAGTTGGGCGACCTTTTGTTGATGAGCCAAATGAGCAGAATAGGCCACCGCAAATAAAAGGTGATCCGAAAGCCGTACAAAATCCTCGCCCCTTTGGGATAGAGACACCTCAAGGTCCTGAGGTTAGTGGTAATACTTCGCCGTTAATACTAGAAAATGTAAGTTTTACTACCGAAGAAGCTGTACCAAATTTACCTGATTTTGCAGGAGAAGATATCAGTGGAATAAGTGCTGATGCACGTTTGAAACTGCTGGAGAATATTTAATGGCCGACAATTTTAATCCTGGGTTTGACAGAGAAAAAAAAGCTTTTATAGATTTAGCTAATAGAGGTGAAGGACTCGCTCCAATTAACTATTTATTTGCCGATGAAGCTAATTTTGAAAGTGTGCTGGCTTCTTATGTAACAGGAGGAATGTTTGATGTTAATATGCTCTACGCTACTGCTATCGAAGCAAAAAATATTATTACTACAACAATAACAGCTGATACAGCTTATATTGATACAATTTATGTCAATAAAATTGAAATAAAAAAAGCTTATGTTGATTATCTGTACGCTGATCATGTCATGATTTACGATGATTTAACAGTAGGAAAAGATGATAGAGCCGATGCTATCTTTTATACTAGTGAGTTTAAAGTAGATTCTGGGGTTGTCCATTTTGATACAATGAATACATCACATATAGGCGATATAGTTGATTTTTCAATTAAGTCGAATAGGTTTGATTTACTAACGACTACTTTTGTGGGGATAGAATCACCAGCGATAACTTTAGGATCTGAAGCTCTTTTACTATCAGCTCCGTTCGGAACTTTGTCGATTAATGCTCCTATAATATCAATTAATGTTCTTGAATCTACAGTAGTGCCTACTGGAATTATAACTATGTATAGTGGTGGAGGTATTACAATTTCCTCTCCTATTATAAGCATAGGAAGTGGGAGTGCTCTACCTCTAGCTCGTCCTCGTCTGTTAGAACTTTATTCTCAGGGGATAATAAATATCGATGCTCGTAATCTAATAAGTATCGTATCAAATGATGTAACTAACATTCGTGCTATGACATCTCTGTCTTTAACATCAGCTGCTACTATAGAGATTCTAGGTGATGAACTAATAACAATAGAGGCTGAAGAAGGGGTAATAAATATTAGAGCACCAGAAACGAGTATTACCGGTACTGAAATATTAAATCTGCTATCGCCTCTAGAGATACACATAGGATCTCCTGAGACAGAAATACTAACAGCTAGAGCAGTAACAACGACTATTACTGCTACTACAGTATTAAATCTGCTATCGTCTCTAGATATAAAGATAGAAGCTCCACAAGGAACAATAACAGCTACATCCCTACTAACAACTATTACTGGTACTGAAATATTAAGGCTACTATCGCCTCTAGAGATACACATAGGATCTCCTGAGACAGAAATACTAACGGCTAGCGCAGCAACAACATCTATCACTGGTACTACGCTATTAAATCTATTGTCAGATACAGAGCTAAATATTCGTTCTAACGCCGCACTAACAGCTAGAGGAGTAACAACAACTATTACTGGTACTACATTATTAAATCTATTGTCAGATGTAGATGTTAGAATAAGATCAGATACAAATGTAAGCGCTATAGCACCATATACATCTATCACCGGTACTACCTCATTAAGTCTAACATCAGAGACAAGAATAACAGCTACAACACCAGAAATGAATATTACCGGAAATGATTTGTTAAGTTTGAGGTCGGTAAAGGAAATAAATGTTCAAGCAGCAAAAGTAAATATCGGTGGTAATTATATATTGTTAAGAGCCGTCCAAGCAATAGCTATAGATTCTGATCAGAACTTGTCTGTTAGAGGACAAAATGCACTTATCACTGGGACTGATTTGTTAGGTTTTAAATCAGAGGGGAAAATAACGGGTACTGCTCCAGAGATAAATATTACTGGTACTGATTTGTTATCTCTAAACTCAGAGACAGAGATAAAAGCTACAGCAGCAGAAACATCTATTACCGGTACTACGCTATTGGAACTGTTATCAACGGCAGAGATAAAAGCTAGAGCAACCAGAACATCTATAACGGGTACTGATTTGTTAAATCTATTGTCAGATGGAGAGATAAACTTAACATCTGAAGCAAGAATAAATGCTAGAGCTGGTACGGAATTACATCTAGACGGAAGTGAGCTGATAAGCATAGCAACTGCCGAGGCATTAAGAGGGGCAGGAAAAACAATAATTATCGGTGCTACTGAGCTATTAGAGTTGAGATCAACTAAGACAACAACTATTACTGGTACTGAAGTATTAAATCTGAAATCAATTCGAGACATAAACTTAACATCTGAAGCAAGAATAAATGCTAGAGCTGGTACGGAATTACATCTAGACGGAAGTGAGCTGATAAGCATAGTAACTGCCGAGGCATTAAGAGGGGCAGGAAAAACAATAAGTATCGGTGCTACTGAGCTATTAGAGTTGAGATCAACTAAGACAACAACTATCACTGGTACTGAAGTATTAAATCTGAAATCAATTCGAGACATAAACTTAACATCTGAAGCAAGAATAAATGCTAGAGCACCAGAAACGAGTATTACCAGTACTACGGTATTAAATCTGAAATCAGAAGCAAAGATAAATATTGAGGCTGTTGAAGAAGCTAAGATGCAGGCAGAAAAAGTTAATATTAATGGTTTCACAGAAATTAATATGGATGCAGATAAGGTTAGTATAAGGGCTAGGCAGAATATCACTATTGAGTCTATAGATGGTAGAATATCTTTAATCTCTCCAGGCACTTTAGTTCCTAGCATCGAAGTCATGGAAGGAGATGGAGATTTAAATTGTGCTGTCGGGCCGGTGGTAGGAGTTATTACTTTTGAATTACCTAATATGGTACAGTGTATAGAAGGCGTTTTAAAAACGGTTGATATTACAGTTGTTTGTCCTGTAGAATAGTTGTTATCCTATGAAAACAATACGTATTTTATCTTTAGATGGTGGTGGTATTAGAGGATTGTTTAGTGCTACATTTTTAGAAAGATTTTGCAGTGATGCTGGAATTGATGGTAGTAAATTATGGGACTATTTTGATGTTATTTGTGGAACAAGTATTGGCGGGATAGGTGCTATAGCCTATGCATATGGTTTATCTCCTACTAAATTCATTAAATTATTAAAAGATAATGCCGAAGATATTTTTACTATTAGATCAGCAATTTATCCAATCACAACTCTTGGTCCTGCAGGACCTACTACTTTAGGGATTGTACTAGCAGCTCCGCTATATGATCCTTATATTTACGATTCAGGACCTCTGCGAAAGGTGATAAGTTCTATTGTAAAAGATACTAAAATGTTTCAATTAAAAACTAATACTTTAGTAACGGCTGTAGGGTTTCAAGGAGGAACCAAAAGTGATGATCTTGTTTTTCCTTATGGCGATCTTACAAATAGCCAGTATTATCAATTTTCTAATGTCTCAATTCCTAGTTTTACTAGCGGACAAAATTGTAAATGTGTTGATATTGGTGTTGCTACAGCTGCGGCACCGGTATTTTTCCCTCCGACTACTATTCCAGGATTACCTTCCAATCCTGATACCCCTACCTATTTTATTGACGGAGGTTTATATCAAAATAATCCAACCGCCCTTGGTTATGCATTTTCTAATATGTTATTCCCTGGAGATTTTAAAGTTTGTATTCTTTCAGTCGGTACAGGTTATTCTATGCCTGATGTCGAAGTAAGTACATCGTCAGATAATTTAAAAGTAGCTCCTAATAATGGATTAAGTTTACTTGGCAATTGTACGGATTTAACCTTAAATGGGGCAACAGATGCAGTAGAGCGTCAATTTCAAATCATGTCTCTATATAAAGGTGCAACAAATAATTTATTTTACTATAGATTCCAGCGTTTGCTTAAGGATAAAGAATTAAGTAAACTCGATAATCCTACCCCAGAAGCTATAACATATTTACAATCTCAGGCAAACCTTCAATATGCCCAAGATGCCATAAAAATACAGGCTTTTATTCAAAAGTGTAATTTTTCAAATTAGCTTAAGTTTTAGATATTATCTGCATTGTTTAAAACAATTTCAAATTATACGATTTTTCAGAGATGAAAATAATCTGTGTTATAATAAAAGAAAAAGAAAAAATTATGTCAGATTTATCAAATATTACTCAGTTTAGCGGCATTACTATTACTAGCGATCAAACAACCGGCACTAATAATCCTAACGCTACTTTTACAGTTGCAAATCTTACTCAAGAACAAATTAAGAATCTTCAAAATGTTACTAAGTACCAAATAAATAACACAGGGAATTTTTATACAGTAAAGCCTGGAACTATGGTTTTTAATATTACTTCTAATGTCTTTCAAATCTTTATTAATGGACAGTGGCAAAATCTATTTTCGGTAAATACAACTGCTAAGGGATCCGGTCTTACTAACGGAGCACCTCTTGTGTATCCATCAGGTACAGCAGAAAGTGTTGAGGGAAACGATAAGGGTAATGAGGTGGCAGGATTTACTTATTATGCAACAGATACTAATACTCTAAAATATTACAATGGTACTGCCTGGAAAACAGTTAGTACAGTTTGATGTTTGATGTAAATGTTGAAACAAATCATTAAATATTATCATGCCAATAGATAAAGGAACTACATTACCAATTACTCAGTTAAGCGGATTACAGATTAATTATAAGGATTCTAACAGTTGTTTTAATCTACCGATTATGACAACAGACGAGAGGGATGCTTTAATTAATACTAATGATCCAGCAAATCGCATTAAAAATGGAACGATGATATTTAACAGTGATAATAACCTTGTTCAATATTATCAAATCAAAAATGGAGTAGGAGTATGGATATCCGTAGCGAAAGGAGCTGGTACAGGTGATGTAGTAGGTCCTAACTCTTCTACTACTGGCAATCTTGCTTCTTTTAGCAATGATAGTGGAAAAGAAATACAGGATAGTGGAATAAAGGTTGTACAAAAAGAAGATGCTGCTTCAATCCTTACTGATACTCCGTTATATGAACTTAGCAATTTAAAAATACTACACTTTGGCAATATAGATGTACCTGGGAGTATTGATACTGCTACTATAATGATGGACGGATTTACTCCTATTACTTTTCAAACTCAAAAATTATCTCCTGCAGAAGAAATAATCTGTTCTGTATTTAATGGTGAACTAGGTGCTGGTTCATCTTCCCCATCTGCTATTCTTGAAATTAATTCAACTGTTGGAGCATTTCTAAATGCTCGTCTGAATATTGCTCAAAGAGATGCTTTAGTTAGTCCGCAAGATGGTATGTTAATATTCAATACTGAAAGCAAAACTCTTGAATCCCGACAAAATGGAGAGTGGATAACTTTGGGAACGGGTAATGGAGATGGAACAGTTACAGCAGTTGGTTTAATCAATAACGATAGTAACTTAACCATCACTGGTAGTCCTGTTACTGAAGCAGGAGATATTGAGGTTAATTTAAAGCCACAATTAGCTATAAAAACCATTACTTTAAATAATACAAACAATCATGGTTATACATTAAGCTCTCCAGCTAGTTTAGCACAGAACCTTACATTAACATTACCGGATAATTCTGGCACAGCAGGACAAATACTCTCTACTGACGGAAAGGGCAATACTAGCTGGGTAAATGATATCGCTGGGGGTACTGTTACTTCTGTCGGTCTAACAAACACTGATAGTAACTTAACCATCACTGGTGGTCCTGTTACACAAGCTGGGAATATTGAAGTTGATCTAAAATCACAAATAGTCTTAAAGACTGTTACTTTAAATAATACAAGTGGTTATGGCTATACATTAAGTTCTCCTGTAGGACTTGGTAGTAGCATAAACTTTACACTTCCAACTAGTTCTGGAATTAAGGGACAAATACTCTCTACTGACGGACAAGGTAATACTAGTTGGGTTGCTGATATAGCTGGGGGTACTGTTACTTCTGTCAGTCTAACAAACACTGATAGTAACTTAACCATCACCGGTGGTCCTGTTACACAAGCTGGGAATATCGAAGTTGATCTAAAATCACAAATAGTCTTAAAGACTATTACTTTAAATAACTTAAATAATTATGGTTATACATTAGCTTCACCAGCGGGATTAAATAGTAACAAAAGCTTTGTATTACCTTCTACTAGTGGAATATCAGGACAAATACTTTCTACCGACGGACAAGGTAATACTAACTGGGTTGATGATATTGCTGGGGGTACTGTTACTTCTGTAGGCCTAACCAACACTGATAGTAACCTGACTATTACCGGTAGCCCTGTTACTACCTCGGGTAATATCGCAGTTAATTTAAATCCAATACTTAACGGAATAACTTCAGTTAATTTAGCTAATAACGGTAAAGCTATTAGTTTAAGTGCTCCGTTAGGATTAAGTAACAACCTAACTTTTGTATTACCCGGTACTAACGGAACAGTTGGACAAATACTCTCTACTGACGGAAAGGGTAATACTAGCTGGGTTAATGATATTGCCGGCGGTACTGTTACTTCTGTCGGTCTAACAAACACCGATAGTAACTTAACCATCACTGGTGGTCCTGTTACACAAGCTGGGAATATTGCTGTGAATTTAAAACCGCAATTAGCTATAAAAAGCGTTACTTTAAATAATACTAATAATTATGGTTATACATTAAGCTCTCCTAATGGTCTTGGTAGTAATTTAAATTTTACACTTCCAACTAGCTCAGGAATTAAAGGTCAGATACTCTCTACTGATGGACAAGGTAATACTAACTGGGTTGATGATATTGCTGGCGGTACTGTTACCTCTGTCGGTCTAACAAACACCGATAGTAACCTGACCATCACTGGTAGTCCTGTTACTACCTCGGGCAATATTGCTGTGAATTTAAATAAAAATCTTAATAATATTAATACTTTAAATTTAAGTAATAGTAACAATAAAGCTATTAGTTTAAGTGCTTCATCAGCATTAAGTAGTAACTTAAATTTTGTATTACCTAGCACTATCGGAACATCAGGGCAAGTACTCTCTACGGATGGACAAGGGAATACTAGTTGGGTTAATAACACAGGAGGAAGCGGCACTGTTACTTCTGTAGGCCTAACCAACACCGACAACAACTTAACCATTACGGGTAGTCCTGTTACTACATCAGGTAGTATCTCTGTGCAGTTGAGTAAAGCATTAACAATTACTACACTAAATACTAATAATGTGAACGCTGATTCAGTTGAGTCTAATGTAATTTTGGGTAACTATCTTACTATATCCAAAGCAATACAATTCCCCGGATCTGGTGGTAATAATGTATCCTTTTCAGGACCTACTACGATTCCTTCTTCTGGGACTAATTTTGTTTTACCTAACACTAACGGAACGGCTGGTTATGTATTATCTACCGACGGAAAGGGTAATACTAGTTGGATAACTACAGCTTCTGCTAATAGTACTTATTTACTTACTCAAGCCGATGCAAGTCTTCCAAAAGCAACAGTATTACCAGTGATAAATTCTAATGACAACTTAGGAATAGGTTATCAAGCTTTAAATGTTATAGATTCTAAGTCTTCAAATAATACTGCAATTGGTTCTCAAGCATTCTCAAAATTAACGAGTAGTAAGCAAAATAATACTGCATTAGGATACCAAGCCGGTTTTAACCAATCATCGTATGGAAATTGCACTTTTTTAGGTGCTAATGCAGATGCTAGTGTATCAGGTTTAACAAATGCAATTGCGATAGGTTATAATGCAAAAGTTTCGCAAAGTAATTCGATAGTATTGGGTGCTGTATATGGAACAATTGGAAGTTGTACTGTGGGAATCGGAACTACAGCTCCAAGATATCCGTTACATATAGCGAATAGTAATACTTCCTTAAGCCTGAACAGTGCTATTGGTTTGAATGAGACAAGTAATAATCCTCCCCCTCCTTCAGGAGCAAATGATATCGCTATTTTTGCAAAAAAGGGAAATGATTATGGGGCTATGTATATGATCAATAGCAAAGGATCAATTTACAAATTTGATAGCACTAATATATCTGCACCAGCATCAGAACCTAAAATCCCAGTATTAACTGCTGACGAAATCCAGAATCTTCAAGAAATCGCCCTTGGTGCGATTGTTTATGATAGTACAAACGATACAGTTATTATTAGTACTAAAAGCGGATGGCAAAATTTAACTCGTAGCCTATATAATCCTCAAAGTGTAAGTGCTGAAATATGAGAAAAAACAAGAAAACTAAAATAAAAATGATTACTTCAGATAATAGTTTTAATGCTATGACTGATAATCTTGTTGCATTTAATGATGAACAGGGAGTTACTTTAAAAAATACAAATATTAGTTCTACAAATCTTGTAACCTCTATAGAAGAAGGGATTGACAGGCGAATTGCTATATTTGAAGGAAACTCCAAAAACATAAAAGACGGAGGCTTAAGTATAGCTGAAGTTATAGCAAATATTCCTACTACTTATCTTTCTTCAATAGAACAATATATCGTACAAGATAAAGACGTAATGATAATTGCTGCAAATAGTATGCAAATCATTTTACCTCCCGTTGCTTCTAATATAAATCGTCAATTAATTTTGAAATATCAAGAGAATCAAAGTCAAGAAATCACCATCAACGCTGTCGGCCTTGATAGTATAGATGGAACTCAAACAGTAATTCTAAATGGTAGTGGATACTTGCATCTGGTTGCTTCTAATGCCGGTGATAACAGATGGCATGTTATTTCTTCTTCTATTAACGAGGAAAATCCTAATCCGGTCTTTGAAACTATCACTTGTACAGAAAGCCCTTCTTCATTGCAAGATACTACTATTAACGGGTTGCTTACAGCAAATGATATTTCTTGTAATGGTAATGGCATATTTAATTCTATCCATAGCATAGGAAACATTACCAGTAATCAACTTGGATTATCTGGAAATAATAACAGTTATTTAGTTATAGCTGCTAATCCTAATCAAGAACAAAACCTAACATTAACCTATCCAGATACTTTAGGAACATCAGGGCAAGTACTCTCTACGGATGGACAGGGTAATACTAGTTGGGTTAATAACGGAGGAGGCGGAGGGGGAAGCGGCACTGTTACTTCTGTCGGTCTAACAAACACTGATAGTAACTTAACCATCACTGGTAGTCCTGTTACTACCTCAGGGAATATTGCTGTGAATTTAAGTGATAATATCACTGCTAAACTCGGGACTTTTGATTATCTTGAAAGTAACTCAACAATCGTTAAAGGTCAGGTAATAGCAGATGACTTTATTACTGATGGAGGTTTTGTAGCTGAAGGTACAGTTTCAGCAGGTACTCTAGTATCAAAAGGAGACATTACTGCTGCTAGCGATGTAACTAGTCTGCGTCTAAATTTGAATGTTAATGATACTACTCATTTAACATTAGAGCCAAACATTGCTCAAAAAAATAATTTAACACTGATTTTACCTCCAAATGCAGGAGAAGCTAATCAAGTTCTAAGTACTGACGGTTATGGAAATTTGGCTTGGGTAGATACTAATATTGTAATCAATAATTCTACTACAGGAAAAAGTACCCTAAATGGTACTACTGGAGTCGTTATTAAAACATCAGCAATTACTACAAACTCTATAGTAAGCGTTACAAGAAATGCGGGACTGGGAATCCCGCAAGTTGTAAATAAAACAGGAAATTTAACAGTAGGATCAATTATTAATGAAATATCTTTTACAGTCTACTCAACCACTGAAAACGATACAGATAACTTTGACTGGTTCATTTTAAATCCTAAAATTTTATAAATCAAGGATTTAAGATATTTTTTAACATAATTTTATGAGGTTAATAACATGACTTTAAGTCAACTCATTACCACCATTGATATAGAATATAATAATATTGGTGTTGGTAATACTGTCGCTAGTGGTAGTTCAAATGCTGTAGCATTAGGTGATGGTCAAAATGTCGGTATCGGTACTGATAATCCACTTGCTGGTTTACATATCGGCAATACCGAAAGTACTATCCCTGCTCTTTACTTAGCTGATGCTACTGGTAGTACTCTTCCAACTGTTGCTGCAGGTGATGGTATATTTTCTGCTATGGATGGTGTACCTACTTTTACTGATAGCACCAGTTCTAAAACTCTTTTTACTGTTAGCAGTGATAATGTTGGTATTGGTACATTAACCGATGGAACTGTAATAGTAGAAGCACCAATAGTTACTACATCTTCAAGAATTTCTTTAACTAGAACTGGAGATATTAACGATGTAGCAAGTATCGGTACTTTAAGCGCTGTTGCAAGCGCAGGCTCTTTTACAGTTAATTCAACTGTAGCAACCGATGTCGGCAGTTTTATATACTTTGTAATTAATATTTAAGAATAAATACGTATATAAAAACAGCTTTCATTACTACTCCATAGGCGTCTAAACTATGGAGTAGTTTTTAGTTTATAACTAATTCACGAAAATATTAAATAGAAACTTGTGTTTGGTTGATTTTATGATGAATTATCAGAATCTTACTGCTCAGATAATAGCTTATGCCAATAGAGGAGGTAGCATTGAATTTGCTGCCGCTATTCCTTACTTTATTGAGATGGCTCAGCAGAAAATCTGGAAGGAGTTAAATACCACAGGTTTTCAAAAAACTACACAGCTTAAAAAGTTTCAGGTAAATAATGCCACTATTGAAAAATCTGCCGATTGGCAGGAAACCATCTCAATAATTTATGGTTCGAAAGATAACTTTTTTATCAATAACGTTGTCCTGTTTCCTAGAAGTTACGAGTTCTGTATAAATTACTGGCCAAACGTTAATTCAAGCGATCCTGCTAATCCTCCCCTCTTTTACTCAGATTATCAACCGGGACAAGAAAACGTAAGTCCTTATAAATATTATTTGATCGTTCCAACCCCGGATAAAGAATATAATTACCAAATAACCTACATAGGAAAACCTAATTTAATTACAACGACTAATACAAACAACATACTAACAGACTATTACCCTGATCTTCTATTTTATGCCGCCTTTTTAGAGGCTCTTATTTATTTAAAGGATGATCAGAGAATGCCTGTCTATACAAAATTATATCAAGAAAGCTTAACGTCTGCTAATAATTTGACCAAAGATCGTTACATCGATCGCAGTGTAAAAAGAGATATAGGGTAATTTATGGCTACACAAAAACAGATATTTCCTATTACCTATAAGCCTGGGATACTCCGTGATGGTTCATTTTTTCAAGGAAGCTACTGCACGCGGGGGCAATGGGTAAGGTTTTTTAGAGGCCAACCCCAGAATATAGGCGGAATGAAAAATTATGTAATAAATCGATCCACAAAGCCTGAACTACTACCACCTAACTCTACTCCAACTGCAGCTCTTATATACTATGATAGTAACGGGAATAAACATATTTTAGTCGGGGTTTCTCTGAATAATAATGATGATGAATATAACGTAATAGATGCTACTTATAGTAAGGATTCTCAAACCAACACTTATATTCAGAAATTCACTAATCCTACAAATATCTTGACACAATTTGTTGTAGTGATAAGTATTATTGACAATGTTAAAACAGAGCTAATATTGTGTTTAGGTATGAAAAATTACTTGAATATCAACAGTAGTGAAGCCATCGATACTATTTTTGGAAAATCCGCTATATATTACCCTATAATAGAGGGACAACCAGATAAAAATAATTTTTTTAAATTAAATTTTAAAGCATCTCCAGTTCCAATTTATGCCGCTAATGGAACTATCAAGTCTTATAAAGAGCCGAGACCTACAGAAGATGGTTTTATTTTTAAAGAAGCCACAGGGGGAATGCTTTACGTTGGAAATAGATTATTTTATTACGGCAACAATGGACTTATTAGATGGTCTTCAGCCTCACAAGAGAAATCAAATAAAAAAACAAACTTGCAATGTCCGTTCTTATTTTTTGAAGATAAATATTCCATCAATATTAGCACCGATAAAGTAATCTACGGCGCAGAGTGGAGAGGAGGGGTAAATGCACCAACAATAATCTTCTGGACACTCAGCTCCGTTGTTCTTATTAGCAATACTACAGGTAGCGATAATCAGATTATTGATGATCCTGATGACCTTTCTTTTAGCAAAAAGGTATTATCAAGGGATAGCTCCATTTTATCTTCAAATAGCGTAGTTGAATATGACGGAATATTCTATTGGCCTGGAACACAAAGATTTTTTGTATTCAACGGCGTAGTTCTTCCGCTTGAAAACAATCTTAATCGTCAGACTTTTTTTGATACTATTGATATGAGTAAGCGCCAAAAGGTCTTTGGCGTCAAAAACGTAAGCAGAGATGAAATATGGTGGTTCTACCCTGAAAAGGAGAAAGATGCTAATGTTGGATGCACCAGAGCCGTTATTTACAATGTTGTAGATAATACCTGGTATGATACGGATATAGAAAGGGCAGCGGGTTATTTTGATAATACTGGCGGTAACATGTATACTGTAGGAAAAAACCTGAGTCCTTACGAAGATGATAATAACAGTTATGTCTGGCAACATGAAGTCGGAAACGATCAGGTCAATCTTTATAAAGCACCAGACCAGCAAACTAAAGCTATTCCTTCCTTCTTTACCACGCCGATAATTTCTTATGCTACCTTTAACCCACAAAAACAGGTGGCAGGAATTGATTACAACATAGGTATAGAGAGAATAGAGCCTAATATTGTCGGAACAAAAAAAATAAAGATGACTGTTAGTATCAATACGTATGAATATCCTGCAAGCACTCCTGTAACAGCTACTTATAACCTGACTGAGGATGGAGAAGTAGAGAATATTATTAGACCTGCTATTAATGAACGCAAACAAGGAAGAAACATTAATTTTACTTTCAAATCAGAAGGTATAGGTTCTGGTTACCAGATGGGAACTACCTTTGTTTTAGCTGAAATAGATGATGGTAGGGTATGATTAGCGTATACCCCAAATATATTAGCATTAAATACTGGGCAGCTACTGTTTGCGATGATTATTCGGATTTTCCTCTTCCTGTGCTTCATGATGAAACAAAATGGGCAGCGTGGGCACAAAACTTAGTTGGTATTGAGCCGTTTGCAAGTAGAGGAGTACCAAGTCCTTACAAGGATGCTCGTAAAAAGGACGGAGAACTTGCTTTTAAAAGCTGGGAAGAATGGGCAAAAAAAGCTTATTTGGTTATGTTCTCGCAAGGATAGTAATAATTCATCATAAGCCTCTTCGTCTTCTTTAGAAGACCATTCAACCAGTAGATTTAATAAATAGTTCAAATATTCATAATCCATATAAGATAATTGATTCAGTAAAAATGATTACAAACCTAATTCACTATGAGAACCAAGACGCACTAGCTCCAAAATATTGTCATTAATTTTTCTATAAATTAGCACTAAATCAGGTTTGATATGACAATCCCTACAATCCTTAAAATTACCAATAAGAGGATGATCATGCATTAGCTCTGGTAATGGGATATCTGTAATTAATAATTGCAATATTACGAATAGCTTATTATCAAGAGTTGCTCTATGCTTTCCACGTTTTTCACGTTTGTAATCACGCTTATATTGAGTACTTCGTTTAATCGTCCGCATTTAATTCGGTAAATAAATCATCTAAAGTACCAATGCTAATTAACTCACCTCTTCTTGCCTCTTCTATAGCCTTTATTGTTGTAGCATTTGGTATAAGAGGTTCAAAAGGTAATGCTTTCTCACGAGCAACACGAATTAATAGCAACCGAAACGCATCTGATAGTGTAAGGCCTATTTCAGACAACACAACAGCAGCTTCTTCTTTTATCTGTTCATTTATGCGAGCACGCACAATAGAATTATTAAGCATAAAATTATTATATTTTTATTATTTATAGCTACATTGTAGCACAATAAATATTTTTTACAAGCCAAACTTACACGATTTCTCAAGGCTACAAGTGTTCTGTGGTATAATAAAAAAGAAAAAAGTGAGCACATCAATAATTATGGCTCTAGACCTTGGTACTACTACCGGCTGGGCTATTAGAGAGGCAGCAGGCAACATAACTTCTGGGACTGCCAGTTTTAAAACTGGGAGGTTTGAAGGTGGCGGCATGTCATTTTTACGTTTTAAACGATGGCTTACCGATTTAAAGGCGACTGTAGGAGTAATTGATGCGATCTATTTTGAGGAAGTAAGAGCCCATAAGGGAGTAGACGCTGCCCATAAATATGGCGGATTTCTTGCCCATCTTACCGCCTGGTGTGAACATCACCAGATACCTTATAGCGGTATACCTGTTGGAACGATTAAGAAACATATTACTGGTAAAGGTAATAGCTCTAAAGAGTCCGTAATAACAGCTGTTAGAAACAAGGGTTTTTCTCCAGCTGATGATAACGAGGCCGATAGTCTTGCTCTGCTTGATTTTGTACTAAATAATAAAAATAAGGAAATAACTTATGCGTAAATTTAAAATACTTGCTGGTCTTACATTAATAATAATTAGTTTATTAATCGCTTGTGACGACTTTTTCTCTCCAACTATTGAGATATTTAATGAGATAACTACACCAACAAACGTAGAGCAACAGCAGAAAAAAGAGCAACAAAATAACACTGTACAGCAAAATTAATTTGAATAATCACGACTGCCTATTTTCTAGGCAGTCACTAAAACCTTGAAAAACTAACCCCTGCAAGCATAATACACAAAGTTATTAAGGTTTTTTGTGGATTATTTTAGTCTAAATGTCTGATATCAATAGCATATACCTTTTCGCCTTTAGTAGCTGGTGTATATTCGACTTTCTGATTCTTTTTAATTTCTTCTATACCAGATTTTATAAGATTGCTCTGATGAAAGAAGACATCTTTTGAGCCATCATCAGGTTTAATAAAACCATACTTGCTTTCGGTAGAATAAAATTTAACAACTCCTCTTTTCATGAATATAATTTCATTAGTTAAATATCCAACCCAAAATATCAGATTTAACGTGTACTTAAAAGCATTTTTGGTTATTCCGGTAGGTTATTCATCTCCTGCAAATTTTTATTTAAAGCTATAGCTGAGTATCCGGTAATTTCTTTAATACGATGATTTAAAGCGGTAGTAGTTGCAAGGTTATTAGGATTTTCTGCTAATTTTAAGGCTAAATCCAAAAACTTTTTATCGGTTAATAACTTGGTCGCACCATATCCCCCGCCAAGAAGCTTGGCTGTGGTAATAGGATCATAAAACAATCCAAAAATTGCCGCGCTAATCCCACCAGTAGTAGCCGTCCCTGATGGATTAGGAATATTTTTACTCTTTATAGCCATAGCTTTAGCAACAGTGCCTAATTTTTGTATTTTTTTAAAAGTCTCAGGAGTAAGCTGTTTTCTAATAGATACACTATTTTTAGGATTGTTTATTGCTTTAGCAAGAGCGTTATAAGATAGACTTTCAGTAGCGTAATTCGTAGCTTTATGGCCGAGTATATTTTCCAGTTTTTCTCTTCTAGCTACATCCCCGTATAATTTATCGGCTTCCTTAAAAGCATCATACCACTCAGGATTAGTTTTGCCATACTCTTTAATATCCTGCGAAATCGCTTTTTGTATTTTCTTAAGCTGATTCTTAACCCCTGCGTCCGTATCCCATTTTATAATTGAATTGAGACTCTTTTTAGTCCCAACAAGTTTATTAACGTCATATTCTTGCAATGGTAGCTTTATAGGCCCATACTGACTTATTATTTTTGATGCAGGCTCTATTTCATTTTTAATAGTTTTAAGTGATTGCAGGAGGCTTTTTTCATCAGGGGAAAGAATAGCCGTATTGATTTTAATATCATCAATGGCCTTTTTAAGATTAGCAGGTAGTACTTTTGCATCTGCCGGTAATGAAGTCTTTACTTTATCGTATAAACCGGCAATATGACCTTCTATTTCCGGAGTTCTCGCGGGACCGATTTCATCAAAAATATCACTTAACACTTTTTGTGTCTGTTCTTCGGCAAGTGCATATTTATTTTTTAACTTGTCACCGAAAATAGGAGCTTTCCCCACGTACTGATCGGCTAAAGCGGTTAATTTGGAGTCGGTAACTGCTGCAGCAGGTAAATCTATACCTAAATCTCTTGCCGCCCCTGCTGCTTCAATATTCATACTCTTAGGCGTTAACCCCATAAGTTTCATTGGTATTTTTGCGAGCGTCTGGCGAGGTTTCGTAAAGTTATTTAACAGGTTTTTACTTCCAGCAATAGCAAATGGAGCAGCAACGCTAGATATCAGATCAGATACAAGCGGATCAACTCCTGCTTCCTGCAGTACTCCTGACCCTGCACCTATGACAGCTCCCGTCCCTCCGAGCTTACCAAGAGCGCCTATTCCTTTACTAGCAGCTCCTGCTCCGCCAAATCCAAGTAATGAACCAGCAAATTCAGCTCCTTTAGATGCGATTCTTTGACCACTCGTTGTTGGATGAGGTTCTAAATCAAATTCAGTTTTATTTTTTATTCCCATCCTTATATCTTCCGAGGACGGAATCTTTGAACTAATTATATCGATATCGGGTATTTCTATTTCATCATTTGTAAAATCTGGCGCATATAATCCTCCTGGATTACGCCTTGCTTTACTTACTGCCATGCTTTCTAATCCTGAAGCAGCAAGTTTAGGTAAATCAGCAATCGAACTTACTCCTTTTAAAGCAGATTTTCCTATTAATGCAGGCCAAGAATCTCCTTCTGGATTTGTCACTGGTTTTTGTACCAGGTATTTTTGCCATTTATTATTACTGGTAGAAACATTATCTACTTTGTACTTATCCCACTTACTCATTATTCTCTTAATGTTAATCCATCATTTAATGCTTCATTTAATTCGTTTGAAGGTATACGATATTCCTGACCTTGCGAATCAACCATCAAAACACTATCGCCGCCGTTACTGCTTTTATCCCCTTCATCAGCACTTATACCGAGCATGGCTCTTAAATCATTAATAACATTTAAGTTTGTTGCCATATCATTATCAGGCGATATCGTTGGTATGTGTTTAAATTCTTCCTGATTCGTATATTTAAAAGCTTTATTCAATTTCCCGCGTAATACCTCACCTATTGCCCAAATTTTTGCCTGATCCGGACTATATTCCTGATTACTGAATTTTGACCTGAAGTTTTTTGCCAGTAGCGACCTCTCCCCTTCAGAACCAAGGTTTGTAACTGTATTTTCTGCATGAGTCAGCATTCCTTTCAACTCTTCTAAAGCTTCTTGTTTCTCCTGATCTTTTTCATTTTTTTTAAAATTATCAAGTAAACTTTTCTGCTCTTTTTTATCTCTCCTGAAATTATCCAGTAAATTATGATGTCTCTTAGTTTCTTCCAGTTGCCTCTCTTGGAATTTATGATTCCAGGCTTTTTCCTCTTTGGCCGCTTCTAATGCTTCTTGCGCCCTTTGATGTTGCAGAATTTGATTTGCTAGTTGTTCATTTTCTTTAAAGGCAGCATCCTCGCTAGTATTATAAGCGGCCAAAGCCGGATTCATCGCCCGCCCTATAACTCCTAAATTATTTTTAAAACCACGCACGATAGGTTCTTTTGCTAAACCATTACCAAGAGCAAGTAATGCATTATTTATCGCTCTATGCTCCTGATCCCGATTCATTCCTAAGTTGCTTCTAGAGCTACTAATCGCTTTTGCTATTCCCTCATCAAAAGGATTTCTTCTCTCGGGAAGAGCTTGCATGCGATTTAATATTTCTTCTTCCATATAGTTAATTATTATTACATTTACAAAAACACTCTAAATCATTTTGACCACGCTTCTTGCCATTTTGCCGTTTGCTGTTGTCTTAGAGCTATATCATTAAACATTTTTGTTAAATTCTCCATGGATGGTAAAGGAGTATTAGGTTTACGATTAGGGTTGTTTACTATCTGCTGTATCCATTGTTCTTTGTTTAAACCGTTTACTAACAAAGGTTTAGGTTCTTCATATTGCGCCATAACTTCATCCAACTTTCTAAACAAAGCAGGATCAGAAACTGTCCCGTGTTGATCATAGGTAAATAAATTTTTAAATTGAGTGTTTTTTACTACATTACTAAAATCTCTTTGTAACTCACCATATTTCGGAGTATAAAAGGCATGCTTGCCTAAAGGATTATTAACAGAATGTAAGTGAGAATAATTAGTAACTACATTAAGAGCATTCCTTATATCCTGTATCTCCTTTAGTTTCTGTTGTTTATCATTAGCTTTTGCCTGCGCTTGCAATCCTGCCTGACGTTGTTGCTCTGCTATTCTCTCCTGCTCGGCTCTAACTTGCTCTTGCCGTATCCTTTCTGCTTGAGCGGTACGGGCTTGTTCTTGTTTGATACGATTTTCTTCGGCTATTTTTAATATTCTTTGCCTTTCTTCCTCTTCTTTCCTTTTTTGCAGCTTAATATTCTCAAAATCGGCATAATTCTTGATACCCCCCATATCCTGATTTAGGTTACTCTCAAGCTCCGTTTCACTATGACTTACCGGCACAGTTTGCGCATATTGTGCCAAAGCATGAATATTAGGCCTTAAAGACGGCGTATAAACAGAGGGGTTACTACTGACACCCGGATTGGCAAAAATACTGCTAATTTCTGGGCTTACATTGTATTTTACAATATCGCTACCCGAACCTTGTGGCCATTCCTGATTCCTCTCTTCTTCAAATCGCTCCCGTTTCTGGTTTAACTCATCTTGTGCATTTAGCCATTTGTCTACTCCGAGCTGGTTCATTCCGCTAATCTTGCCAAGTACGTCCTGATATTCGGACAATCCTTGCTGACCTAAACTATTTAACCGGTTTAAATCATTCATGTCACTTTTATTTAAACCGCTCATTCTCCCCCGAAGTACATCCTGGAGTAAGTTGTTTCTATTACCAAAACGGCTTTTAGCGATTCTATTAATAGCATCCTCGGTTTGTGATAAATGTGATTGTGATCCATAAGTACCTTTTCGTTCATGATCCATACTGATTCTTGCTTTCTCTGACTTAATAAGACTTTTAGTATCGCCGTCTTGCTTGTTTACTTGTGGATCATAAATTGTAGGTAAATCGTTAATACTGCGTGTTCCGACATTCTCTCGCCCCATTAACGAGCCATAAAGCTTATCTCTTTCTTCCCTTGATGAATCATTATAATCATGGCTCAAACCACCTAGCAGGCGATGCGATACTGCTAATTCTTCAGGCACATTAGCAAGCTGCTGACCATTGTAAGTAGGAGTCGGACTATTATAAAGATTTAGTCCCTTCTCTAATGTTTTAACAGCTGCTACCTCACCATAAGGCCCCATGTTATCAGGATTACCACCGCTATTTACTATATTGTACAAAGCCTTCATCTTTTGTTTTGGGGCGTTTAATTCTTCATAAAACCTATTCTTATCTGCCGAATTTGCTAGATGTGAATATATATGTTGCTGATTGCCAAATTGTCCCAGCATATTAGTAAGTCCTGCTCTCTTTGCTTTTTCTGCGTTACCAAGTGCATTTAAACTATTTCCAAGTCCCTGATTGAACTCAGACTCGTAGCTTTTAGCATCGTTACTTAAGGCATCTATACCAACACGGGATAAATCAAGCCCCTTATTTAGGTTCTTATCAAATTTATTATAAAAACCGGTTTGTCTACTACCAGTTCTATCTCCAAACTGTTTTCCCATCATCCTCCATCCGGTATTACCCACCCCTCTTTGACCTGATGAGAGTATATCTAGTAAAGAGGTCTTTTGCCCCTCATTAAAACCTTGCGGAGTTCTATTAAAAACGCTGCTTGCCTCTTGCGAATAAGGAGCAGGGCTATTGCTAAACTGATCTTCCAGCGTTCGTTTCTTCTGTGTTAAAGAAGACATCGGAACGCTGGTCTTTCCTCTATATACAGGTGTGGAATTGCCTACCATTCGTCCTACATCACGATTGATAATGGCAAGTGCCTGCTCTCTTAGGTCATTTAAGTTTTTCATGCTAACCCATCAAATAACTCTGTAGAGATTTTGCTCGAGGCGGTAATGTAATTTTACCTCCTCTCTTATGCTCTCTAATGTTACGTCTAAAATTATCAAGCTTGCGTGCCCCAGCAGCATTATTACCATCTCCTAAATCAGCAACAGTAGCTGCATCTATTACATATTCGCCATCGCTAAGCTTTGCATCAATTAAATCGTCCTGACCTCCACTATCTCCGTTTAAATAATGTAAGGGGCTTGCAGTAGGATAACGAACTTCTTCTACCAGATAATCATAAGGACTACGCATCAGGCCACCGCTTTTCATCCTAACTGGCCTACCTTCATCATCCTCATACTCAAGCCAGCGTCCAGTCCTTGCAAACTCTTCTGGTGATACAACTCGCCTGCGAACAGAACCCATGTTCTTTATATCTTCATCTAAACGCTTGTTTTTATGCTTTTTCTTTAAATCTTTACGGGCAATCTCTAGAGCCTCGTCAGCTTCTACTTCAGCAATAGTCTTGCGACTTGCGTTTCTATACCTTCTCTCTTCTTCGGCTATTTTCTCTGGACTCTTTGGTTTTTCTCTACCTAAATACTGAGCAGCAGTAGTACCAAGCGTTAGTAAATTACTTGGTTGGGTTAGATAATCTTGTAATTTATCGGTAAAACCCATATTGTCTTGTTTTTTCTGTCTATCAAGCATGTAATTATAATAGTTCTCTGCATAATCCCCGCTACTGACACCTAAACCTTGACCTCTTCCTGTACCCATACCAGAAGAAAGCGCAGTTGCAGCACTAAGTCCACCATTTACATAAGGATTACTTCCTCCAAGCCCAAATAATCCGCTACTACTACCTGAACCACCAAGACCTAAGGCAGGCAATATTGCATTAGTAGTACCATAATTACTAAGGCTAGAACCAAGAGCTGTAGCCCCTAACTTACTTGCTCCCCATCCAAGCCCTGATGCCATAGATGGAAGAGCTGCTCCCATACCTGCTCCTTTTAAAGCTCCTTGTAGAGGATCTTTACCTCTTATTGCATTTTGAGCTCCTTGACCAATAGCCCCTCCTATAATACCACCTGCGCCTGGTAAAATCATGTTACCAAGTAAAGCTCCTGCTCCACCTCCTATTACACTTCTTATTGCTTTCCATGGTTTTTTCCAGAAACTATATTCACGAAGTCCGGTAGCAGGATTTATAGTACCACTTCCTCCTAAACTTTTTAATATATGAGCTTCTATAGGATTAATATGGGCAAGCTCGGTATCGCCATTTCTGCCGTGTCTTCGAATCAGATCGGCAAGCTTCGGTAAGTCCTCATCACCGACAGAGCCTCCTTCTCTAAAAGAATATTGTTGCCCATCATCATCGTAACCATTCTCATAAGACATGTAAGGATCATTATAACCTCCAGTCTCGTCATAGCCAGAATCAGGCATTTGGTCAGTTAAATACTCAGAAAGCCTTAATGGTTCTGGGTAATTATAAGTGTTTAAATATGGATCGTAACTGTTATTACCGCTTACGTATCCTCCTCCTGCAAATTTTGCTATTTTTGTCGGCTCAGGATTTGGATTTTCTGTGATTCTTTTTAAGGGAAGATTTACTAAATCAAGCGATCCTAGTTGTGATATTATTGGATGATTCTGTTTCCACGTATCTGTATTCGTTATAGAATTTCTTCTTTGTCGAATATAATTATTTACTGTTGGATAGTCATTTGCAGGATAGGCTTGTTCCATATTCCCTAAAATATCATGTAAAAATTCCTGCCCATTACTATCTACAGGATTTTCTCCTTGATCAGTCTTCCAAGAATTAGTTAAATTAGTAAGTGCAAAAGCTGGAAACTCTGAAGCATACTGACCCTTAAAATAAGGATTCTTATTAGGCAAAGAAGAAGATTTAGATCGTTTATAGTTAGGCTGATAAGAGACAAGATTATTCATTTCAGGTAATAATTTTGACCAGTCAGTAGTTGAATTATATTGTTCTTTTTGAGCCTTGTTAATCTCTTGGTCAAATCGGTTTAAGTCTGCTATAGCATCGTTTTTAGCACCTATACTAGGATTATATGCATTAGCATCAAAAAAACCCTTTTGTATTTTTCCTTGAATATTCAATAAAGTATTAGTGAAATCCGTATCATTAGTATATTTTTCTCTTAGTTCTTGTAATTTTTTCCATATATCAGGGGTCATGCCATCCATTTGATGATCAGTAGCATGAACTGTTTCATGCGCCATAGTTTTAGGTTCTGGTATAGAGGTTTTAGTTATGCCCATCCCTTTTTTAATTTTTTGATTTGGTTTTTCCATATCACTTACAACCCAATATCCTCCTAAATCAGGTGGCTTACTAAAAGTCACTTGATCTATTTTCCCTCCATTGTTGTTAAATTTTTTAAATATTTCCTCATATATACTTCTATCATCACCGTTAGGGGGATATATACTTGTAAACTCTTTTATCGGTTTCTTTTTTTGAAAGTTATTCTTATAAAGAAATTTAGCATATTCTGTGTCATCATCAATTTCAGATGATGGGAGATCCATTATTTCTCTGAGTTTCATAATTTTTACTTGCTCTTATATATCGTTGTATTCACCCAATATCATAGATTCGATCTCATCGTGAAAAATAGGGTCAATAGAATAATCATAATATAATCTACTTTGGCCAAGAAGTAATGCAATTAACGAGCTACCATTATCAATTAAAGATTGTATATCGTTTTGATAAGTTTCTTCATCAAAAGAATTTTTAATTATACGCGATAAAGTATTTATATTATTTAAATCAACAGATTCTAAAACTACTTTTAATAATCCTTTTTCAAATTCCTTTTCATTAATTAATAATTTTTTTATTTCATTAATATTACTTTTTATTTTCTTATTTATAATTAACGGCAACAATACTTTCCCTGATCTTAATTTCATTTTTCCCTCCTAAGTTTCAGTGTTGAATATAGCACGCAAAAGGAAGCACCTTTTTGACAAAGGCTTTTACTTTATTATACCACAAATGTTTGTTATTTTAGATTTTTTGATATTATTCTTTCTTGAAATAAGAATTTATAAAGTTTGATACAACTTGAATAAAAGCTAGTACAAGTATTAAAATTATGGATTCTAATTTTAAGGTGTTTATTGCATTTGCAACATCCGCTAACAACCCAGTAAATATAAACGAATTATTGTATAGCGATAAAAAAACAGATATACCAAACAGAAATAATAAAATTATTAAAAATGAGCTATATGCTATACGATATAAACTCCATAGTATATTTTCCACATAATAAAAAGATCGTAGCGAATCATTATGTTTATCATGTAATTCACTAGAATTAGTTTTAGGATCAAAAATGCTCATTGTTTACCTAATAATGTTTTTATTCTCATATCTATTGCTAATGTTGATACTAAAAAATACCGAGATAAAGAAACTATACTTTTCAGCTCATCGTGCTTTTTTAGAAAATGTACTTGAGGCATTAGCAACTCTGCGGCAAAGTTATCCGCTTCTATTTCCTTATCACGAATAACAAATGATCTAGTACTACGTTCTAAAATCATTCCAGAAGAATCAAGAAAATCTTTATGAAGGCAATAATGTCCTAATTCATGTGCTACGGTAAATCTTCTTCGAGTAATAACGTGCCTACAATTAGCTTCAATAAAATATTTATCGTTTGCACAATATATCCTTCCACTAATATCTTCACTCATTGGTAAGTAGGCCGCTTCTATTCCTAAGCTTGAACATATCTTGCCAATAGGTACAGGATATATACTAATTAATTCTTTAAGGGCAGAACAATCATATTTATCTCTCAAACTTTTTAAGCTTATATTTTCCATACTGAATATTCCCCGTGTTTACAACCCACTCTACAATATTAAAACGAGGCGGTCAAAAATAGATTTTTACGCCGCTTCCTCTATGCTTTGCGAATAATTATACTGCTTATTAATGTATTCTATACAGGCAAGTTGCCTTTCTTCCCCTAAATCAGCAATACTCTCTACTCCTGCTTTACTGCACCACTTGTTTATTATCTCGCTTGATACATTATGCAATTTAATAAGTTCTATTAATTCAGACAAAGTTTCGCTCGGCTCTAGGTTTTTGACCTCCTCTTCCTGATGAGATAATACAGAATCAAGTTTGCTACTTATGCTTTGAGATTTTGGGGTTATATTTTTAACTTCTATTTCAAGCTCATTAAAAGGCTTGCCTTCCATTTCTTCAGCTGTCGGATGCTGACTTACTATCTCGGGAAAAGCTTTACGCAAGGCTTGTGCTTCGGCACATTTGGCAAGTTGTCCATATGGTCTTTTTTGCCACATAGTATTAGGTGTAGCTGTATCTTTTTTAGCAGCATAATTTTCTAACCAGTATTCTTTGGCAGTAAATTCAACAATAGTATTATTTACCAGCTTTTTAACTGTTACCTTACACCATTTTGGATAAGTAATCTCAGCACCCCCTAAATTACATGTTACATCTTCGCCAAATTCAGGCTCGCTTACACCCGCATATTGATTACTACGTGCCGCCTGTATCCTATATAAACCGACACCTGCCATAACTACGTCCTTGTACTCGTATTTGCCTGTAACGGCATTTTTTACACTCATTGGGACAATATGTACAGGCTTTTGCATCGGGTCTAATTTTGCCGCCTTACAGTAATCAAGAACCATTTTTATACTTTCGTCTCTTGCCCCAGTATATAAGCTGTTTTTTAGTGCTGACCATATATGCTGATCAATTTCATTAGCGGTATTTATTGCTGCTATGTTACTCATTTTCTTTAATCTCCTCCTCTTCTATTTTCTTGCTAAATTTTCTATACAAATTAAACACTTCTTTTATGGCTTCTATTACATTCATGTTTAATTCTCCTATTCCTTATCAAAAAAGTGTTTAAGTACTTTAACTGATACACCTATGAAAAACGCAATTACTAAAAGTAAAACCATTATTTTTATTTCCATTCCTCCCCCTTTTTATGCATTAGATTGTATGATTAATTTATAGCGTTTTTTTAATTTTTCTATCAAATCAGGATCAGTCCCTCTTTTGCCGTTTTCATACTCGCTGATCCTTGCTTTATTAGTATGTAAAGCCTCAGCTATTAGAGGAATTGTCATGCCCGCCTCTTGCCTTAATCTTTTCAATTCTTCTGCCTCTTCCTTAGTCGGTAGCGGATATTTTCTCATTTAATTAAAAACATTCTTGATTGCTTTCCCGTGTTTAGACATTGTTCGTATGCGTCCTTAAACATTTCCTTTAATTTATTAACGTTAACAAGAGACTTCGGAGCTGTATTCTTCCATGTAGCTATTACGTTCCCCTGATTATCAATTAGCACGTCATAATCTCTCATAAATTCCTGTATATCGGTCTTTAATTTCTCAATGGTATCGGCTATCCGTACTTCTTCCTCTTTAGCCACTTTAAGTTGTTCCCATTTTTCCAAAATGTTACTTTCCGCTACTATTTCGTGATAATTACTTTGAGGAAATAAATTAAATGTATCCCTAGTATTAACACATTTAGGCGGTATTCTTTTTTCTATATGGTTATGCCAGAAATTACAGGCTATCTTAATTAACTTCTCTTCTAACTCTTTGTTTCTATTGTAAGTATAGATTCTAAAATCCTGTCCTGCGGCTAAAACAGCAATATCAGCTTTAGGAGTATCTGTAATTGCAACGTACCACGCTACTTGAGCCAACCAATAACTAGGTATTTGATCTGTTCCCACTTCACCTAATTGGTTAATCAATCTAGAACCTATGGTTTTACACTCTAAAATATACTCTCCATCATTAACCCATCTATCAATAGAACCTAATATAAAGTCGTATTCTTTATGCTGTAAAATATTTGGTTCGACCGATACTTTTACGTTTTGACGAATTGCATATTCATCAGCAATCACATCTTCTAATCTATTACCCCAATATATAGGTTCTGAGGATATATCTTGTTGTTCTTCCTCTGATACTTTGTCTAAATAAACTTCTAAAGGCGAGCGATATGGATTTAAGAAACATATCACACCAATATCGCTTCCCGTAATACCTTGCCGTCTTCTTTGATACCATTCTTTTGATTTATTCATGATCTTAATACCCACTTAATATAAAATCTTTTTTACGAATTTTTTCTCTTCTTAAAGTGTTAGTAATTGTTCCTTTACTAATCTTGTAATATTTAGCAAGTTGAGATTGACTATTTCCTAGTAAATAAAGCTTTTTAAGTTCTTCTATATCTTTTATTTTTTTATTTATCTTTTGTGCACAACTACAAGAACAAAAGACATTTTTATATTTTTTTAGTCGATAATTTTCTGGATAAAAAATTATTTCACAACTTGAGCATTTCATAAGTTTTTTAAGAGTACGCTTATCAAATTCTCTATGACATTTACGACATAATTCTATAAAATCTTGAGCATCGTAATATTTACCTGATACATTAGCCCAATCTATTATTCCTTCAGTATTTCCACATTTTGAACACTGCGTAGCTTTTCCTTTAATCCTATATACTCTCTGATGAGCACTAATATAAGATATATCATTTCCTTTCCAACCAGGATGTTTGTCACCTTTAAATGATACATGTCCTTTTGGAAATTGAGTATTTCTACTTTTTATATTATGACGTTTCATAAAACTAGAAATAATACTCTGATGCACACCAAACATACTGCCAATTTCCCTCTGCAATAAACCTGAATTATACAAAGTAATTATCTTTTCTTTTTGATCATCTTTTATACGCTTTTGCATTCTTACGCTCTCTTAACCATTCTTGCTTGTTCATTTCTCACCTACCTTTTTACATATAGAGTATTGCTCTGGTGGTATTATTACTTCGCCACTTTTAGAAGAGATTATAAAAGTTGGAGGAGAAACAAAGCTGGACATTATAAATAATAGCAAAAGACAAAATGCCACCCCTGTTAATATTCCTCCGAAAAATTCTTTGTTCATATAAATAATTCTATATTTTTATAGTTATGTATTTATGTAGTTTTATAGTTATATAATTTAATTTTTATATAAAGTTATAACTCTGTAATTTTATAAATTAATAATTCTATATTTCTTTATTTATTACTTGCTTTAAAGCTTCATCAATTTGCTTAGCTAATGAGGAACTTGCTACATATTCCTTATAGCTATCTTCCTGTCTTTTTACGTGTTGCCTACTTTTCCAATCGTCGTAACATACGTTTCCCATGTCGTATAAAGACATATTTTTTATATCGTAGTTCATATTAATATCCTTATTTATGTATATAATAATATCTGTATATAATATTTTTATTATTTACTAGTTTCAGTATTTACTGGTTTTATTATATTATTAATTTATAAATATTTCTTTATAGCTACTATATTTCTCTCTAACATCTCTTTTATTGGTACAAACTTTGGGTCTGACTCTTCTTTAAGATGCCATTCAAAAAATTCAACTATTATAGAACAAAAACCCCTTGATACTACTACCCACTCGTCATCAGTCTTGGACTTAAGCCACGTTGACAAGTCATGCATTGATATTTTGTCGTTCATAATCCATAACAATTTAGATACATCTTCTTTAGTAATAAATTCATCGTTTTCTATAGCCATCTTGTATCTCTTATAAATATTTCTTTATAGAATTAATTGTTTTTAACGCTCCTTTCTCGCCTACGATAAGATGATTAGTTTTTAATAATTCAATAAGTTTTATTAATAAATCACAAAAAGTTTTTGGAACTACCACCCATTCATCGTCAGTTTGAGACTTAAGCCACATTGACAATTCATGCGTATCCACACCATCAATTTTAGTAAATAACAACCTCATAAACTCTTCTTTCGGAATAAAACGATCTTTTATAGCCATCTCAAATCTCCAATGTTTTATATTGTGCAAATTTGATATTCTTAAAACACAAATCCGCCCTAAAAGTTATCGCCCCGTCTTCTCCTACCATGCTGTTTTGTTCTAAAAGTTTATACCCAGCATAACTAATCATGATAGCATGGCTAATCCTCTCGCCGTTCTTATTCCTCACATCCCATATCTTTACGTCAATAGGCGCTTCTCTCATATCCTTGTATTCCTTAACTACAGAACTTACATAACCGATAAATATTTCTTGCTCACTTTGTAATTCTTCAAACGCTTTTAAATCAGACATTTTATACCTCTACCCCTCTTGATTGTGAAAAATACGAACGTAACTCCTGATCGGCCATGTAAGCATTATGCTCAGCTTCTTCTATTACCTGTTCTAAAGCCACAAGGTCATATTCGCTACTATCCCAATCTACACAATAGTCGTTTGCCTTTCCAAGTAAATACTCGTATTTATCAATATCAATCATTAATTGGTAATAATTCTCACCATAACTTTTATAGGGAATGTTATAAAAGCTAGCTCTCTCAATCTGCTCCTCTATAAAGGCTTCTCTTGCTCGCTCGCCTATTCTAGCAAATGTTTCTTTGCTAGATGCTGATAATTCTACAGGTTCACTTCTAGCCTCATGAAACTTAGGAGCTTCGGTTATGTTAGCTGGTAATTGCTCTTTAGGAGTGCGTTCATTGTAGATTTTTACTGCTAGCCTTGCTTGCTCAAGATTAGAAAATACTTGTACCGCTTCTTTTGAGGGCAGTAGCATTTTTCTTAAAGTTTCCTTAGCCTTGGCAACGCTTAGTTCTTCTAGTTTAAGCACAGCAGATAATTCAAAAGTTGCTGGTTCTATTGTACCATAACTTGCTAGATTATTAATGTTTTTACGATTTTTTTCGTAAGAATTTCTACCTTGACATAATGGTAGCCTTGAGATATTTTGCATATACAATCTCTTTTTAATTTATTGAGAAAAAGTAAGAATTTTTAGCGTCGTAACTGGAAAATTCTTACAGCTTTATATAAGGATTCCAAAACGTCTTAAGCTAGTAACTTAAGGCGTTTTTTTATTGCCTTATGAGATGAGTATAGAGGGGAAAAATAGAATAGTCAAGTATTTATTTAAAAAATTTTTTAAATAAACTTTAGTCTTTATTTTTCTTTGGATAATATACCTTTAGATATCTCAAGTTTATTATGGTATTCGCATATTTCAGACAATTTAATTTGGTTTAACTTAAAATATGTTACTCTCTCCCCAGACTTTTTAAATCTTTCAACGGTATTATCTTTTTCTATATATTTCAATGCGTTATATACGCCTTGTTTTGATAATTTAGATAAATCTGCTAAAGCATTTATGCTTATTTTAGATACCTTTTCCTGTTCTGAATATATCGTTACTAGTGATTTTAATACCGATTTGGTTGCGGTGTTATATACGTCATAACTATTTATAGCTTCTAATATCATATCTCTCTCCATATC